ACAAGGATATTCCTAATGCAAAGCGAATGCCGGGATTGATGGCGAGGGCTATGAGGGCTTATCATAATGTCGGATTCGAGGAAGAGGCCCGAGCATATGAGACGGTTCCATACGAAGCGTGGAATAATATTTAGAAACAGAACAATGAAAATCAGAGGGAGTAAAAGATGCAGCCATCCAGAGATGAAGCTCTCAGTGCGGTAAAGACTATCCTGAAATATATTGGCGAGGATCCTGACAGAGAAGGACTTTTGAGAACTCCGGAACGAGTTGTTCGGTCATGGGATAAACTGTACGGCGGTTATAAACAGAAACTTGAAGATGTAGTTAAAGCCGACTTCGATGCAGAGGGCTATGATCAGATAGTCATGCTGGACGACATTGAGTTTTGGTCTACATGCGAGCATCATGTTTTACCTTTTTACGGCAAGGTGTCAGTTGGATATTTACCTGATAAAAAAACAAAGCGAGTAATTGGCGTGTCTAAGATGGCAAGAATTGTAGAGATGTATGCTCGGCGTTTACAGATTCAGGAACGAATGACTCAGCAGATAGCGAATGCATTGAAGGAGAGCATTAATGCCGAAGGAGTGGGAGTTGTAGTAAGAGCAAGACATCTTTGCATGGTGGCGAGGGGCGTACAAAAGCAACAGAGCTGGATGGTCACTTCAGAGATGCTCGGTTCATTTCGAAATGAGACGGCTACTCGGCAGGAATTCATAAGGCTGATAGAAATAGGAAGACAGTAATGAAGATTCATTTACTGCCTATGGAACCGATTGAAGCGCGGTATTCTGCGGATTGGTATCGGTGGTGGCCGGAACAATTACGTGAGCGAGGCGTGGAGATAATTGTTTACGACGGCCAGCGATTACGGGACAGCCGTAAAGATTCTATTAAGCACGGCGAATGGCTGGACGCTTTGGACACACATTATTACAAGAGTACACAGCTGGCCAGATTTATTGAAGCGTTGGACACTGGACAGGTTCGGGACTGTGACATCGTTTTATTATTGGAAGGATATAATCCGGTGATTGAGTCACTGGCTTATATGCGATTGGCTACCGGCATTCGATTTATTATAGCCAGCCTTTTTCATGGTGGCACATGGGACGAGTGGGATTATCTTTCGCAGCGAGGCGCAAAGGAATGGATATGGGGTGCGGAGTTGAGTTGGCTGACAGCGAGTGACTTGGTTCTGGTGGCTACTGATTTTCATAGGAACATGATTGCCAAGCATGTGAAGTCTTATGCTACAGAAAAAATATACAACAAAGTATTAAACAAAATTAAGGTCACGGGATTTCCTTTGAAGCTGAGTGAGCTGGACAGGTATCGAATTGACTGGAAGGCAAAAAAGGATGTTGTGGTTTTTCCTCACCGGCTGGCGAAGGAAAAAGGCCCTGAGATATTCAATGCGATGGAACTAAGTTTCAGAGCAAGGTGGCCCAAGAGCAAAGTAAGATTTGTTCGGACTGCTGAAATGATGAAGGAGGGAGCCAGCAAGGAGGCGTATTACAGACAGCTGGCTGAAGCGAGGGTCGTGGTGTCGTGTGCATTTCAGGAGACATGGGGAATAGCTCAGCTGGAAGGATGGTATCTCGGTGGTGTTCCTATTGTTCCGGACAGGTTATCATATCGGGAATTATATCCAGCTTGTTATAAATACGATACAGTGGAAAAGGCGGTCTATCTGATAAGGAAAGGTATCGATAGGCCGGACGAGGCTCCGTTCGTACCTCAGAGAAAACCTGAAGATGCATGGGATAGAATAATAGATGTGCTCAAGGGCGCAGAAATATTGGAGGCGGAAAAGTGTTAGTAATTATCCAGCCGGCAACTTTAGAAAGGGTATTGTCAGGCATTTGCTATAAGGCCAGTTGGCTTTATTTCGCAGCCAGAAAAATGAATCAGGAAGTAAAACTGTACGAAGAGGTTGGACTTTATGATTGCGATGAAATATTTAATCGACATGGCCCGGGCGCAATTTATGCTGTGGATTTGTCGAGCTATCCGCAACAGGATTTGGCGGAACAAATTTATCGCGAGTTCAGAGATTATAACCCGCGATTTTTCGGACTGGACGATTTGATAAAAAGCTGTGGGTTGCCTTTGTTTGATTATGAGACGGCTGGATATAAACTGGAAGATGGTGCATTCGATTATGCAGAAAATTATTCATTACTATTGGACCGGCTCAATACGGATTACGATTCACACGTGGCAACCTTGGATAATGGAAAGCCTTTTGTTCCGGCATTTTTCAGCGTAGGGTGTGATAGAAAATGTCCTTATTGTTATGTTGGATATACAAGCTTTCCTAATAATCAAATAAAAGTGGATAAGGCAAAACGGGTTATTGATTATTGCTCAGAGCGCGGCTGGAATATTCATTTTTATGATGAGGATTTTTTCATGCATCCGGACATTAATGAGATACTTGAATACATGCAGGATAAGGAAGTGCAGTGGATTTGCCTTACAACCAGCATTACACTTGGGAAAAAGATCAGAGAGCTGGGTGCTGATTATATACGGGCATCTGGAAACCTGTTGAATGAAGTTGGAGTGGAAACAACGGATCCAGATGTGCTGGATAAAAAACAGGACTTGCAGACCGTCATTGAAAGCGGACTTAATATTTTCTGGCTTACGGTTACATTTTTTCCCGGCGAAACAATTCGTAGTAAAAACATGACCGGCCAATTTCTAAAGGCGTATGGGTATGATTATGATTCGATGGTACTGCGGATGAGATGCAATAGTACGGTCGGTGGCCTTGGACAGTTTTTTGTTCCTTACCATGGAACGCCGTGGTTTAAGAAAATTAATGACATGGGAGTAGTAATCGGTCGAAGACCTACTCGGTTGTGGCCGGGATTTGTGGGCAATAGATTTTTGCAGGAAAGACCGATGAAGATAGGAGACTTTGAAGCAGTTGATTCAAGATGGTTCTCCCTGTACGGACACAAGGATAAGGCCCATATGTTATGGCAGTTTTGTAACGGAACGAATACTGTGAAAAAACTTTGTAGCATTGACGGAGAGTTGGACCCGGGCGCACTTGTTCAAGTTGCTCAGCTAGCGCAATTAAATTTGGTAACAGCATGAAAGTTTTTCTGGCTGGAGTAGAACTATTTTACGGCAAGTATAGAAATCAGCCGGACGTGTATAATCTATTGGCTGATTCAAATCATTTTTATTGCTACAACAATAAGAAAGCTTGTACGGAAGCAGTTAAGATTGTGCCGGGACGGATACGTATTTGTGATAGTGGGGCGTATTTTTATATTCATAAGCATCGAGCCGAGGAGGTTAAATTCAAAGAGCTCGGAGTGGACAGCGGAAAGTTTGTTGTAAATTATATTAAATGGATTCAGCGCAATTGGGACAGCTTTGATTATTTCGTAGAATTCGATCTTCAGGAATTGTTGCCTTATGAAATGATAATCAGATGGCGAAAGCTTTTTGACCGGGCACAGATTTCAGAGAAGATGATTTACGTTATGCATAAAGATAACACGATGGACGAATGGAAAGAGATGGTTGATTCTGCGGAAAGTAGATACTGCGGTATTTCTAAATTGCATTCGTGGATGAGTTATACGAGATACATTAAGTATGCTTATGACAACCAGTGCAAGGTTCACGGTTTTGCAATGACAAGACCAGCTCAGACTTTGGAGTATCCTTTTTATTCGGTTGATTCGGCAACATGGTATGCGGTTGCATTGTTCGGCCAGACGGTTAAATGGGACAGTGCGCTCGGTGCGGTGAAGGAATATCAATCAGGTGCAAACGTCTGGACTAAGAAAAATATGGCATATCTTCTTAAAAGGGGAATACCTTCATGGTATAAAGATACCAAGAATGAGAGAGTGTTGATTCACAAAATTCAGAACTCGGTGAAGGCATACGTTCAGTGGGAACAGCACTTGAAAAAATACTGGGCACAAAAAGGTGTTGTATGGCACGATTAAACAAAAAGGTTCTGGTGCTATTCAGCGGAGGAATGGATTCGGCTGTATGCTTGAAGTGGGCCATGGATCGTTACGAAAGGCCCAAGGCAATAATTTTTGACTATGGACAAAAGCATTCTGTGGAGATTAATCAGGCACGGCGAATATGCAGGAGTTGGAATGTTCCTTATGCTGAGGTAGATATTAAAACATTCGGCCACATGGTTGATTCCGGACTGGTTGATGATACCGGAGAGGTGGATGGCTTTCATAAACGGTTAAAACATTTACCGGCATCCTATGTCCCTAATAGAAACGCTTTATTTCTTACGCTGGCACATGCATATGCACAGCGGCATAGAGTTAGCACTATGGTATTCGGTGCAAGTCAGACCGATGATTCTGGTTATCCGGACTGCAGAAAGCATTTCATAAACGGCATGGAGGCGGCATTGAATATAGGTTCTGATTCAGAGATAGCTATTTTGGCCCCATTGCTAAACAAGAACAAGGCGGACATATTCAAGATGGCATATGGGCAGGGTATTTTGCAGACGCTTATTGAAGAAACTCATACTTGTTATAATGGAATCAGGGAAAAGCATGATTGGGGCTACGGATGCGGGGAATGTCCATCCTGTAAAATAAGAAAAGAGGGCTGGAGCAAATATCGTGCAGTCAGTGACCATTGATGAAGCAGGGGCTGCAATTGCTGAAGCAATTAGCGGTGAGCATTTCGACTGGTATGTAGCCATTACCAGAGGGGGAATGGTTCCAGCGTGTGCTATTGCTCAAAGAACAGGCATGCATCAGGTGGATACATTTTGCTGCAAGAGTTATGATAAGAATCGGCAACGGCATAATTTGGATTGTTCTTACAAGGGTTATTTTCATTTGAAGAATCAGCGTGTACTGGTGATAGATGATTTGGTTCATACTGGAAAGACCATGCATAGAGCTTTAGTAATTCTCAGTCTGTTCGGTGCAAGAAAAATCAAAACAGCTGCAATTTATAAAAAGGTCGGTTCGATAGTTGAGCCGGATTATTATCTGCATGAGATTCCGGAAAGTGAATGGGTAAAATTTCCGTGGGAGACAGACAATGGCTAAAAGAAAGAACAAGGAAAAGTTTTCAATCGGATTCGTAGAGATACCACTGGACAGGCTTATTCAGGCGGACTGGAATTACAAGGACAACGATCCAGATCTGGCTGAAGCTCTTGAGCGAAATATCAGCGAGAGAGGGCAGGTCGAAAATCTTATAGTTCGGGAGCTGGGAAATGATTACGAAATAGTAAACGGTAATCACAGACTGCCGGTTCTTAAGAACTTGGGATACGAGACGGCCATGTGTTACAACCTCGGCAATATTAATTCGGTAATGGCAAAGCGTATAGCAATCGAAACGAATGAGACGAGATTCGATAATGATGAAGTCATTCTGGCGAAAGTCATCAAGGACATTACGGAAGAGATTCCTATGGACGAGCTGGAATATACGATGCCTTACGACAGAGACGAGCTGGATGAATATCTGGCTAATGCTTCAGACTTCGATTGGGAAGAGGAGAGTCAGGAAGGTGAGCCTACGGATCCGGCCGGTAATTCCGGTGAGGATGATGATCTTCAGGAGAATGAGATTGAGTGTCCACATTGCGGCGGGATAATTATTGTGGAAGAGGAGAAGGAGTAAGCCATGGCGGGAAAAATTAAAAAGGGATTTACAATGATACCGGTAAAGCGCCTCATTCCTGCAGAATGGAATTATAAGCTGGATGATGAAGAACTGGCCGAGAAGTTAAAAAATAATATTGAAATGCATGGTCAGCTGGAAAACATTATGGTGCGGCAGCTGGATTCAGGTGGATATGAAATTGTGAACGGCAATCACAGATTGCCAGCTTTCAGAGATTTGAAAATAAAGGAAGTGATGTGTTTTAACTTCGGAAAGATTTCCGATGCACAGGCAAAACGGATTGCGGTCGAGACAAATGAGACGCGATTTCCTACGGACTACATAAGACTAGCCGAATTAATCAAGGGCATTTCGGATGAAACACCTATGGAGGAGCTGGAAAGAACGATGCCTTGGACAATGGAGGAGCTTGAGGACTTCAGAAAGTTTATTGATCTTGAATGGCCAGTGGACCAGAAAAACGAAACGACGGAAACGGTTGAGCTTGAGGAGGGGGAAATTATTTGTCCACATTGCGGAGAGGTTGTAAATATAGATGATGAAATGAACGAATAGATTTATGGTATGATGGAACGATGATTCAAACAGCACAGACATTCAAATCGGACGGCCTTTTTCTGGCAATGCCTTATACGGAATTGAGCAAAGGTGTTGTACTTCCAGATCTAAAATCTGCACGTGGTTATGTTGTTCTTTCCGGCGTAGGTAAATTTTTATATCGCAGTAACAACAGGGACAAAGTATTACGAGCTGCATTGACTTATGCAAAACGGACAGGCGTAGATACTCAGATAGGAGAGATTATCGGTATAAGTGCTGGCAGACCTGTTTGCAAGCGTGCGGTTGTTGTGGCTGTTGATAAGGTAAAGAATCCATTAAAGGTAAATGAATTCTTACGACGTGTGGACAGTGCTGCTAAAAAGGCCAAGTCCATTACGGATCCAATGGTAGTGAATACGGTCAACAGGGCACTGGACGATTTGGTCCGAAAACCGTGGAATAGAATGTCGGATGCTGAAGTAACGGCAGCTGTTAATTCGGCAAACAGAACGCTGGATAAATTATCGAAAAAATGGCCGAAGGCTACTCTGGATAAATTCGAAAAGAATTTTACGGTAACGAGCACGTCAGTTGTGAGAGATACACGGAGGGTACAGCGTACTGTCCACAATCTGGATATTGGCATTAATCTCTTACAATCGGATCAGGTTGCTGTAGAACACATGGTCAAGAATCAAAGCCTGTTTGCGCGAAATAGGTATAAAGATATTTCTACTGCAGCCAGCAAAAAAGCTCGGCGGATTGTTTCAGAAGGATTAGCCGCAGGGCTTGGACCGGACGATATTGCTAAAGATTTAAGAAAAGGCATTGGTCCGATGTACAGTGCGGTTCAGAAAAATTATTACAGGACTTTGGCTCATGTATTTGTAGGACGATCTCGAGCATGGGCGCAGGGCACGAGTTATAAGGACGCCGGTATAACTCGGTATCGAGTGTCTGCAGTTCTGGACGAAGTTACTACGGATACATGTAGAGCAATGAACGGTAGGATATTACCTGTAAGGGAGTCACTGGCTATTCAGAGAAATGCAATGGAACTTGAAAAGCCCGAAGACATTAAATATGAGCAGCCATTTATGAGTGAAAGAAAAGGCGAGATAGGAATTTTTGATGCGGATGGCAATTGGGATTCGTTGTTTCAGGTGCGTGAGTCTGGACTTGGCACTCAGGATGTTGGAAGATACAGATCTATGGTTTCAAATGCAGACTTGATTGATAAAGGTATTGGATTCCCTCCATATCATTTTCATTGTAGGACGATAACCTTGCCAGAGTAAGGAGAAGACATGAACAAGAACAAGGTGAAGTACAGCAAACGCGGAGACATGCTGGTAAATTTTATTGACGCTTACGAAAAAAAAGGCACCATGGATAGGGTATTCTGGACAATACATAATACAATTTTGGAATCATTTAGGAGTGAGGTTAAAAAGAATTTGATAGTTACTCCGGAACAAGTTAAAAGGTCTCATATTATGCCGGATACTGTTGTGGATTCAGGGACTGAAGCAGAGATTGGAAGGAGATTTGATATTTTGGCAAATTGGTATATGATTATGAGGAAGGATCAGAGATTGTCAGTGCCGGAAACATTGGATAATCTTCCGTTGGCACTAGAAGCAGAACTAGATGGAAATAGAAATTGGGAACCACCGCCAAGAAAAGAAGGGCTACGAGCTGGCGGTGAAACATTAAAAGAGGTAGCCAACCGACGGAGGTAAAAGATGAAAGTTTTTTCAAGGACCATGAAGCTGTCAAGATTCAGAGATGTGGTAATTCCTGCACTCAGGAAATGGGCAGGTGAAGATGCTGACAAGCTTGAGTTTGTAAAGGATCAGGTCGAGGACGTTGAGCGCAAGACCAACGATACGGCTGACAATGAGGATCCCGAAGTGAGCGTGGTTCTGCCGGATGAGTTCGTTCAGGACGAAGATTCTCATAATGCATTCGAAGGTGCATTGAAAAATGCTACGGATGCAATGCAGAAGATGGTCGAGGATGTTACCAAGCTGGTCAATGAATTTTCAGAAGGCGTGAACAAAAAGCTGGACGCATTGATGATGAAGATGGAAGTCGAAATTTCCGAAGAGGACGACGCCGGTGAGCCTTCGGATGAAAGTGACTCAGACGATTCGGATGAGGCCAATGACGAAAAGGACAAAGATGCTCCCAGCAATGACGAAGACAAAAAAGACGACGAGCCGGACGAAGATGATGGCGAGCCGGATGATGTCGATAAGGCACTGGATGGTGTTTATGATCTTTCGGCAGACGTGAAAACGAAAAAGGCGGCTGGTAAGTCAATAGCCTAGACGCATGAGCGTAGAACTTTACAAATCGGCTCGGGAATACCTATCCCGAAATAATATAAGCGTTGGCGTTTTTGAGTGTCGGTTTGCCAAGGAAACGGCAAGAGAAGAAGAACGATACATCAAAGGCGTAGTGCTTGAACCTACCATTGGAAAGGACGTTCTTAATCCGGACACGGATAATGATGTGTACACGGAGGGGGACGTAAGATTTGCAGCTCATTGGTTTGCGGAACATGGATGGCGAATGAAAATTCAGCATCAGATTGCTTCGGAAAGAGACATCGTTATTTTGGAAAACACGATAACGGATGTGGAGTACAAGCTGAATGGCGAGGTTGTTCACAAGGGATCATGGCTTATGGCAAATCGCGTTTACAATGAGGAAATCTGGCAGATGATAAAGGACGGTCGAATCACTGGATTTTCAATAGGCGGATTAGGAAGTCGTGAGCCGATTACTCCGGCACAGATCAGACAACTAAGGGCTAAAAGCAGATGGGGTTAAAAAAATGCTGAGAGAATTTTTAATAAAAAGCGAACCTGTCGAAGATGAAGAAATTTTTCATCTTACTTATATGAAGCCCGAAGAAGTCAGCGTTGTGGACGCAGCTGCCAATAAAAGAAAGTTGCTTGTCATCAAATCGCAGGAAAAAGTTTTCAAGGCCGAGGTGCCGGATACTGGGGCGACATCAGAAGAAAAGAGAGATGCACAGAAACAGCGTTCGGCTACTTTCGACATTGAAGCACTTGAAGGCAAGGGCGAGAATTTGACGTATCCAAAGGGCGATCCGACGGACCTTGGATTATATGGTGATCCGGTCAATCTCAAATATCCGTTGGCTTATGCAGGTGAATCAGATCCTGATTTGGCAAGAGCCAATAATGCAAGAGCACGATTCAAACAGGCAGCGGATACGTATGAACAGACTAGCAGTAAAAGGGTTATTCATACACGGATAGTCAGGGCACAGCTTTCTGCTGGTGCAAGCCCTTCGTATAATCCGGACGATGAGCTGGATAAGCTTTTGGCAAGCGATATAAAAGACAAGCTGACCAAGGAAGTTGATGGCGATGCGGACGAGCTGATGGGCGTTGGTAAGCCACAGATAGGGAGAGCACCTGACGGTGATCCGGGAACGTGGGATATTCAGTCTCTGCTATTTTCTAAAGATGAGTTTTCACTTAGCGAAGCCAAGACATGGCTCACTGAGCACGACTCTTATAAGAACTATGGCATGGAAGAGACGGATGAATACTACCGGTTCAGACAGTACGACCCGGAACATTTTTCTACTTGCAGAATGGTTGATATGACTACTGGAATAAAGGCTGTGTACTGCAAGATTAAACAGAAAGAAAAATCTTCAAAACAGGATGCCAAGGTCAGTGAGACTTCATCTGGTACGAGAGCAGAACAGGTTAGCGACGCAAGAGCCGGTCAGCGCGAAAGATCAGGCATTTACGAGATAGAAGTTCTGGAAGGCAAAGGTGAAGACATTCATCTGTTGTTGCAACAGGGCGAGAATGATGATGAGTACGCGGATCCGGTTAACAGATTATTCCGGCTGTCATGGTATGATGGCAATGCGGATCCGAGTCAGGTAGCCAGCGCCGTTCAGGAATTTCAATCTTCGGTCGGACTTTACGAACAGAAAACCAGCAAGACGGTCATCATGGGAAGGATTATTCGGGCAGCATTTCAGGCGATGTTATATCCGAGATTTGAGTCGGATCATCCCTTGTTCGAATACATACCGGAAGACCTGAAGGCAATGGTTGTTCATGAAAAAGCCGAGAACAAGGATGAAGACAAACAGGACCAGCCGGAAGGCGATGATGCGGGCGCAAGCGATATGGATACAGGACTCAAGTCGGTCCTGAGTGCTGCGGATAGCGGAATAAAAAGTCTTTTATCACTGGCCGAAGGCATTCGGTCAGGCGAGCAGACGGATGCCAGTGCAGCGAAACAGAAACTTCTGGATGTAGCCAATGCATTGAATAGTGCAGGAGGCAAGGCTAAGAATGCAGATGCAGATAATGACGAGCCGAATGAGTCGGCGAGTCAGGATAAGCCGAAAGAAAAAAATTCTGGCCTTACATCGCAGATAGCGAGTTTGAATTTAGACATAGCAGCAGCCAGATTGGGAAAAAGGAAACCTGTCAACAATGATAAGCCGAAGCCTGTTGACAAAGAGGGCAGTGGCAATGGTGGCTCAACATCAGTGAAGGATTCAGGTAAAGGTACTTCGGCCAAGCCTGTAAATAAGAATACTTCGAAAGAGAGCGAGCTGCAGCGTGAGGTAGGCGAGCTGAGAAAACAAGTCATCAGACTCAAGAAACAGGTTCTTGCTCCGGCGGGTATAACGGATTACCTGTCGAATAAAAACACAGTCGAAGATGATAACGCATGGGATGGCGAGTATGATCTTTCGGCGAGTGTGAAAAAGCAAAAAGAAGCGGGAACTCTGTAGCAAACCAGAACCAGAACCAGCGACAAATAAACTGATTAACGTGGAGGTATTGTTATGAAAGACAATAGAACACTGCTTCAGAAAGCAGATATGTCGCTGACTGACATAGCAACAGCTGGAGAGCTTTTGCCTATTCAGGCGAAAAAGTTTTTTCAGATTGCAATTGCGTCGGCAAAGCTTCTGGAAGAAATAATGACTACAACAATTGGTTCGAAGAAACAGATCCTTCCGAAGATCGTTTTCTCTGGACCTATTCTCAGGCCGGGTGTAAGCGGACAGGCACTGCCCGAAGGTGACAGGTCCAAGCCCACGACATCGAAGGTGGAGTGGGATACAAAGCTGTTCAAGGCAGAAGTCAGACTTCAGGACGAAGTGGTCGAAGACAACATCGAGCGCAACACGTTCACGACTACCATAAGAAACATGATGGCAACGAGAATCGGCTTGGATGTCGAGCACGTTTGCCTGAATGGAGACACTGGATCGGCGGATGCTCTGCTGGCATCTCTGAACGGACTCAGGAAACAGGCAAGTACGAATGTGGTCAACGCCGGTGTTACTTCTCTGGACAAGGATGTCTTGATTGCATCAATCAAGGCAATGCCTCTTGAGTTCAGGGACAAAAGGAACATGGCATTTTTCACGTCACCGGATGCGGTCGAAGATTATCATCATACCTTAACAGGTAGGGCGACGATCCTCGGCGATGCAGCTCTGGAGAAAGGCATAACGCCGTATTACTCCGGCATTCCGGTGTACATCACGAGCACGTTCCCGGAGAATCTCGGTGGAGCAAACAATGAGACAGAAATGCTTCTCATGAATCCGAAAAACGCACAGCTGGCGTGGTGGAGAACTGTGAAGTTCGAGCTGGACAGAGATGTAAGCGCGGGTGAGATCATTATCGTGGCCACTATGCGGTTTGACATCAAGTTTGAGCATGAGCCTGCGGTTGTGAAAACGGACGAGATTACGGTTGCGTAGCAACGGTAAAAAGGAGGTATAGACATGACCATAGGAACAATTACAGAAGGATCCAAGAATCAGGGCAATCCCAGTGATCCGATTTTCGTAGTGGACGTTTCGTTCACTGGAGATACATCATATCCGTCAGACGGCACTCCCGGCTTTCAGGCACTGGTCAATGCGGCTGTATTCGGTGGCAAGTCTTCGCTGGAAATTCTGGCGATAATGGACTTCAGCTGCGGACAGTATATTCCGTATTACGACAAGGACAACGATAAGCTGCTGGTGTTTGACGGCGGACATGCAACGTGGGCTGAAGTCGGTAATGGGACAGCTCTGAACGGAACGACTTTCAAGCTTACGCTTCTTATGAAGTAATATTATGGTCCGGGGAAGATTAGTATAAACTTTCTTCCCCGGACCATATTAATTTAAGAAGGAGGAAAAAGTTATGTCTCTCAATACAATAAAATCAGTTGAAGTGTCTGGTACCGGTCTCGATCCAAGCCATGGTCCTGCCTTGGCCAGAATCAATGCTGCCATTGAAAAGACCAATGATATCGACACGGATAAATGGTCAGAGGGGTCAGAGATAACGCTTAAAGTCTACGAACAGGACGACGAGCCGGAATTGACTGAGGATCATAAGATGGCGATTTGGATCGACACGGATGACTCAGACAGGGTACGGCTTCTTTTCAGACGAGGTTCCGGAGACATTGTTAGGACAGAACTGGCATAAGTCTGAACAATAGATGCCTTTAAGGTATCAAGAGACAAGGAGAAACCATGGGACATCAGGAATTAAAAGCGTCGAGAATCTTTTTCGTAGACGGATACAGGACGGACGACTACACGGAGAATGGTACTCTGGAGGAGCCGTACAAGACAATTCAAGGCGGATATGATGCTGCAGCTGCATTAAATCCCACCCAAGCCAATCCTGCGGCAGTGGTTGTTTTCCCGGGAGAGTATGGCGAGAATCTTATCGTTGACAATGACAATGTGGCGGTCATTGCCATAGGCGGTCAGCAGGTGACAAACATTCGGCCATCGTCTGGACCAGCTGTTATAATTACCAATGCAACAAGGGCAAGTGTTGCTACCTTTTTGGCCAATGGTGGACACGCCGATCCGGATGCTCACTACAGTGATCTTGCAGCTGGAGCTAATCTTCCGAAGAACGTTCAGTTCAGAGACATTACCTTTGGTAAGTCAGGCGGGAGTGGATATGACTTGATGGCATTGGGTGTCGGAGATGGAACTGAATTTCTCGGCTCAGAGTTAAACATCATGGGCTGCTGCATCTGGAACGAAACGTATTTGAGATTGGCAAATTACATCTCCATGCAGGGAGCTACGTGGTGCGCCAATAAGATCGTAGCGTACAATATTGCTGGATGCTGGTGCAATGACTCACAGATCACGGGTTATGAAGGTGACTACGACTCAGGTGACGATGAGCCCAGTGATAATGGCAACTACGGCCTATGTGGAGGAAAGACTCTGAACAACGGAAGCATAGAACTGGACGGAGAGGCGAGAGCAGGAGCTGGGGATCCAAATGGTGGACTTGTACTTTTCCAGATTGCAGGAAATATTGATCTGAACGAAACGAGCGATATTTCTATAGCGATGAGTGGAATCGGCGGAAACATTGATGCGGAAGCAGGAGCCAGTTTCGATCTGAAGGGATGCCACGTTCAGGGCAATATTGCCATGGCGAACGGTGCAGGAACATGTCAGATGGACGGAGGTCATTATATGGGAGTACTTACAGATCCGGGTGGCAAGTTCACGAGAAACGCAGGTGCTTAAGAGGGATCAAAATAACTGACAATAAAGAAAGGACTAACATATGAAACCTTCACGAATTCCAAAGGACAGAAATTATCTGACATCCTTGGTAGAAAATTGCATGTCGAGAACCGCCAAGGTGGAGGCCCGGATCGAGAATGCCTTGGCTCAGACCGCTACGGTGGTAGTGACGGACACGGACGCAGATGCTTTGGCTACTGCAATTGCAGGAGCTTCGGACGGTGATGTGATAGAGGTTCAGACGAATGCGGCTTATAATCCGGTTGTACTTCCGGCAGATAAGACGCTGATTATCAGGGCCGGTCAGGGCTATGGACCAAGATTTACCGGATCGAGATGCATACAGATTGCAGACGGTGCGGAGTGCCACTTGGTATCAGGATTTTCATTCGAGAATTACACAACGCCAAATCCAAATTACAACGGCGCGGCGATAGACTTCGAGACGCGGAATTCGAAGATCACGGACGTGGTCTTTCATAACATGAGTTTCGGACAGGTAACTGCTGGCTCTGCAGTCATGCTTTCCTATCACTGGTCAGAGGGTGGTGATAATTATGCAGCACCGCCGCAGCTCAATGAGCTGAGTGATACGGTGTCTTTCGTGGATTGTCACTTTTGCGAGTCAGGGGCCGAGGGCATAGAGGGCGGTTGTCTTTCACTGAGGGCGATTGCGCATCCTCTTATTCTGAGATGTCAGATAAACGGCGAGGAGAAAAACAGTCGCGGCATACAGCTGCAGAACTGTACTGATTTATTGATTCGAGATTGTGCAGCTCGCGGTTTCGGAGGAGGCAACGGCGAGGGCATTAAAATTGATTCCATTGGCAGTCCAGTTGCAGTGAGGGAAAGTGGACTCGTTTTTAACTGCATTTGTTCAGAATGCGTAGAAGGAATCGACATTGACGATGATGCGGACGTAGTTGTGCTGGACAATCTTTGCTTCGGCAATACGGACGAGGGAATCAGCATTGACGATTCGGCCAAGTGTCTTTGTGTTGGAAACGTGTGCTTCGATAATGGAGTTGGAATACTGGCAGAGGCAGGATCAGTTACAGAGATGCAGTATAATTCGTGCTTCGGAAATACAACGGATTATTCTATCTTAAACGGGTACGCTTTGCCTTCGTCCAATGTGACAAACGCAAACAATGCTTTCAGAAATACTGTTGCAAGAGGAATTCCGTACACGGTCGAAGATGCGGCTGACTGGGCGGTATCGAGTCCAGTTACGGTTGCGCAGGCTCTGGACAGAATTGCAGATGCAGTTGCCGGACTGCTGGCGGCTCCAATACCGTAGTACTGAAGAGACTACCAATAGACACAGATAGCAGTTCCTGTTGTTTTGGCATATTTTAATTGAAGTGCTATACTCATTATAGCAGAAGGCAGAAAACAGGAGGTAAATTATGCCAATAAGTTTAGGAAAACGTCTGGACATAACCCTTACAGACGACGGACCTTTTTATTTTTACTATCTCGGGAAATACGGCGAAAAGTTTAGTATTCAGATCAGAATGACTACTGGAGTTGGCGCTGGGAAAGATGATCTTTTGCTTGAAGCAGAAATGTGCAACGAGCCACTTAAAGTCAATCAGATTGAATCTATGGAAGCAGTAGAATTAGATGATGCATTTTCTTCTGTAAGCGATGAGTTACTTGGTGATGCTGCTGGTATTGACAACACAGCAGGAGCAGTCAGCAAGGCAATCTTTGTGGATGCTGATAAGCATGCTTATTGGTGGAGATTCAAATACAGCAGAACAGACGGAACAGCTGACAATGGTCGTTTGAGAATTAATATATTCGAGCCACCTGCACAAAGTTAAAGGTGATCGATGGCATTCGGCAATCCACCAGAAGAGATTTCAAATCCAGCCACGAGCAATGCTTTATATGAGTATGCATATGAGCGCGTATGGCTTGAGGAAAAAGGACATTGGGATATAGATTATGGTGAGTTGCCGTCACTACATGAAGAAATCGAAACGGCATTGGATGTAATTGTTAATATGGAATGCATTGGCAAGACGTGCAGATTAACAGCGAAGCATCATTTTGATCAGAATGAAATGAGCATTTTGAATGAAATTGTTGAGAGTCATAAAACAGCAGCTGGAGAATGAAATGACGGGAGACGCAGATGCAGGACAGTTCTGGAAATTCTACTCCACCGAGTTTGATATCAAAAGACGCTCTTGCGGAACGAGTGAAAAATTTGAAGGAACGGGTTGATGAGATCAAGAGGGATATTAATACCAAAGCCAGCAAGGAAGGATTGAAGGCAGAGGTCAGTAATATGAAAGACGAAGTACTGGAAGCCAAATCAATCGCGGTCAAGGCACTAGATAAGCCACATGAATGCATACAGACTAGTGTTATTGATAATATTAAGAATAATATACAGACGTTTTCCGAGGATATAAAGGAAATAGCCAAGGACAAGAGAAAAACTTTATACTGGGCTATTGGTATTGTAGTCATGATAGCGATTCCTACTATTGCAGCATGGATTATTATGGACAGGTCAGTCACAAAAAATACTCAGTCAATCAGTGCAGTTCAGACAGATGTCGATGCTATTAAAATAAAGCAGGAACAGATTCCTAAAGAGATAAAGGCCGAGATGAAAGAACAGCAAACTAAGTACGAAAAACAGCTTAATGCAAAGACGGATTTAATCATTGAAGCAATAAAGGTTCGAGTTGAACCACGTCGCAGGACAAGGAGTACGAATTAATGAAAAAAGTAAATCTTTACATATGGCTGAGCAAGAATATACTTGCCAGAAAAACCAGAAGGAGGAAAAGATGTCAGACACAGTATTTGTAAGATTAAAGCCGCATTATCCGAGACTCGGATGTGTACGGGGAACTCAGACCATAATTACAGAGCAGGGGTCATTTAAGTTTTTCGCTGGCAAATGGGTAAGGGTAGGACGGTCTATTGCAGATCTTCTTTTGAAGAAAAAAATGGATCGGAACAATCCTGCCAGCATTGCGGCATTCGAAATGGCCGAAACAGCCAAGGACATCAGGCGCATTGAAGATGAATGGAAACAGGCAATGATTGCGGCACAGGCAGAGGACGGTCTTGCTCAGGCGACGGACATTATTGCAGATGCAACACAGTTGACGCCGAAGACGGACAAAGGCAGCGTGGATGATGCAATAAGAAAACATCTTGGGGATGATGCAATTGAAGAGGCTAAGATTGCTCACAGGAGAGCTGGCGGCACTGTGGATGAAATTATGAACAAGGCCAACGCAATTGAAGACGATGAAGACGAGAACGAAGAGGACGAAGAAATTATGGAAGTTCCTGAGACGGTAAAGAAAAAAGTCGCCAAGAAAAAAAGTCCTGACAAAAAGAAAGCCAAAGTTGCAAAGAAAAAGATCAGGAGAAAAAAAAGTAAGGCGTAATTATAAATCAGCAACAGAAGGAGACTCAGATGAGCAAGCCAGACGAAGATAGGAATCTGGTCAAGATATATCAGCTTCCGTTGGCAGGATGGTTATACATGAAAGACATAACTCTGGTGGACTGCTGGGAGGATGACAGGTCATCAGTTTTTCTGTTTGATGATCCGGAATGCAAAACGAAACAGATGGAAATAGATTTCCTTAATTCGGAAGCTCATAAGCATGATCAGGCAGTGCGGACATTGAAAAATCTTTTAAGATCTAAGAAACAGAGGCATTAGCGATGTCAGCTTCTTTGGTATATTTCATTCCGGACATTGATCTGGCCATGTTGAATTATGACCAGATAAGACTGTACAGGGCCGACGCGGTAGATGGCACTTATGCATTGTTAGGCGCAAAGACTCAGGCGCTTGAATCAGGCAAACGGTTATATACATTTCAGGACGCAGAGGGCGGTGAGGATAAGTGGTATAAATATACTCTTTATAATTCGAGCACTCTGAATGAATCGGATTTGTCATATGCCAGAAACGGAGCATCGGTTGAGTACTGTAATATACAGGACCTGAGAGATGAAGGTCTTACGGCTGCAGCTGCGGATGATAATCGAGTACGCAAAGCAATAGGACTGGCTACGCGGTATATCGAACGTATTACAGGCAACTGGTTTTATCCACGGGAGAGGACATTCATTCTGGACGGCATAGGAAAGAACGTTCAATTTCTTCGGCATCCGATTGTTATGATCGAAGAGACAAAAATATTAAGTGACTTAAATGATGAGTTCCTTACTATCGAGACCCCGGACCTGTATGTTTACAACAGACATTTAACTCAAGGATTACTTTCACCGGATGACAGAAATAGTCCGCGGATTGAAATACGGGATTTCAGCACGGCAGCGTTTTACTATTTCGCAAAAGGAAAGCAGAACGTTCAGGTCAAGGGCATATTCGGATGGACGGAACTACAGCCGGGAGCATATGCAGGGGAAACCGAAGAGGGGTCTCAGATCCCAGTAAATTATGGCACGGTTCCGGACCTTATCAGGCACGCGGCAGTTCTTTTATCGCTGAGAGAAATAGCACTGAAGACCGATCTTGATGAGCTGGAGGACTGGAGAAAGCGATGGGCCGTTACTCAGCAAAAGACCGAGGACCAGACAATAACGTTTGGCACTCAGGCGTTGACAGCCAAGGGTGCTTATACTGGGGATTCGGAAATAGATGATATTCTGGACGCGCATTCAGTGCCGACTATGGTAGGATCTATATGAATGAGAGGACGGTTAATACAGAAGTTCATTCTTTCGGTAAGCAGACTCGATACCAAGGAGACCAGCGAGGCTGACGGATACGATGATGACTACCGGGAGGTACTAAGGACTCCAGCCACAGATGAATCTATAGGCGATTCAAAGCGCAAAGACCATGATTTGGACAAGATTCCCTGTCAGTTAAGACAGCGGGACATGAATGGTTTATATATGGTCGCCGGTGGGGATGACTTCAGAGATATTATTCGGATTACTCTTCATTATAGGGACTTGGAAAATCAGGGCTTGGTTGCGGATGATGGCTTTCCGCTGATTACCAAAGGCGCGAGAATCGTAGCATTGCACTCTAAGGACGGAAGGCTGGCATTGTCTTTTCCTGCTTCACCGGGCTTATACATTACAAAAGTTGAGCCGAGGGGATGGGGTATTGACGTGGCAAAGCCCCGGTTAAATTTGATTCGGCTTGAATGCGAAACGAGACAGGGGGCCGGGTAATGATAGGCGTACACGTAACGGGACTGGATGCTGCTATTCACGGAACGGTTGCAGTTTCGCGGAAAATTAATCGAGCTATAGAATTTGGAACGATGAATGCAGCACAGGATTTACGTAAGGAAATCATTCAGGGGATTAATAAGCAAGCACCCGGCGGAAAAAAATTCAAGCCCCTGTCTCCTATGACTCTGGCGATACGGAAGGCACAGGGATTCGGCGGAAAGAAAGTACTGCTGCGAAGCGGATTTATGCGGGGCAGCATTAATGTAAAACGAGGTGCGGACAGGGCATCTGCATTTGTCGGCATTGCAAGAACAGCCAGAACGAAAAAAGGAGAAAAGCTGGTAAACATTGCTGCGGTTCATGAGTTCGGATTTAAGAAACCGAAGGTGATCAAGGTAACGCAGAAGATGCGTAATTTTTTTATGGCACTTTATCTCGGCGGATTTACGAAAGGACCATTAAAGCAAAGCAAGCGACAGATTGTTCTTAATGTTCCGGCAAGGCCATTCCTTCGGCCGGCTCAAGAGGTATGGGCAAAAACGGCTCAAAAGAAATTCAGGCAGCGTATGAGCAGAAAGATGTTTGGTATGTAATGGCAGTTCCAAGCATAAGCGCAGTAGTTCCCGGCGATGGAATTACCTTAGGCGGATACTTGATTGAAATTACGGGAACGAATTTTAGAATACCTCCAGTACCGCCAGCTGGATATACCGGGGGCGAAGCGCAGAGAACAGTCAAGGTAGAGATTGACGGTGTGGAATGCGATCTGGTTTATGAAGCAACAACAGCGAGGGTGTTTGCTTTGATACCTCCATATGCCGGGGATCCGGATGACTTGGCTAAGGACGTGGACGTAACGGTAACAAATCTGGACGATGATGGTGATCCGATACCGGGCGAAACAGTCACTCTGGTTGATGGATTCAAATATCATTATTTAGACTTAGCGATTGAGCAACCGGTTACGAACGTAGGACGCAAGCTGAAACATCTTATGGAGAGACGGATAACAAAGAACGTGTATCTGAGAACCAGTCCGGACTATGATGATACGGTCGCAGACGAGCTGGACAGAATTGCGGAGCAAGCTGGTGACGAACCTTGGGTGGCCATAATCGGACCGACTCTTGAGCCAAATCCGGACTATCAGGAAAACGAATATCAGGAAAAAGAACTGGCTGGAGGTGAGTACAGTAACTTCAGAGAGGCGGTAGCATGTGATTTGACTTACGAAATAGCCGGTGGAGCCTCTGGAGCAATGTCTCACCAGATAACTTTGAATTTATTGAATCTTCTGGTAATATTTATGAGACAGACTACGCATGTGGAATTTGAGGTTGCAGGTTCGGGCGTAGACTTGGAGACTGAGGAAAGAGAGATAGAGTTGACCGGATACCCTAATTTAGTAGAATCGACAAACATAGACGGACGGTTTCGGTTCGTATCTGAAATAAAGGTGATTGGAGTGCCGGTTGACTTGAGAGACAGATTCGAGGCAATAAGAACTGCGGAGCTGGACGAGGATCCAGATTTCGACTTTTATGGCGAGTAGGAGGTCGATGTGGTTATCATAAAAAACGTAAGCAAACAGCAATTCATTTTTACTCTGGTGCATGATATTTATTGCATCGGAGCAGGAAAATGTGAATGCGAAACCAAAGAGGTTCAGACTACCGTCCATGATCCGAAAACAGGCAAGCGTGGTATTAAGGTCGTTGAGAAAAAAATTCCGAAGGCCGTTTACATCAGACCGGGCTTTACTACAAAGCCGATAAACAACGTAGTAAGAAATCTTCCTGATATTCAGGGCGGATTGAATGCCAAGCCGAAAAGAATAAAGCTTTTCGATTACGAGGAGCCGACGGTATCGACTTCCGAGCCGAAGACCAGTACAAGGACGGTAACAAATACACAGACAAAAAAGCCGATTAAGCGCAGACGCAAAAAGAAATAATACCAGCTAGAACCAGACATAGAGATAGGAGCAGAGTCAGGGACGTAGCGTTCCAATACGGAGGTATAATATGGAACTCCTATCTGCAAAAGTAGTAATAAGAGAAGAAGCCCCTAAGATCAGATCTGCTCCGAGTTTACCGACGGCGGTACTTGGAATTGTAGGTGTAACGGAACGTGGTCCACTGGATCAGACACTTCTGGTTACATCATGGGGAGAGTACGTATCTCAGTACGGTAATTACATTACGGACAGCGATGTTCCGTTGGCAGTGCATTCTTTCTTCATTAATGATGGAAAGTATCTCTACATGAGAAGGATATGTCACTTTACGGACGTGGACAGTCCATCATCGTTTACCGCGGTCAAGGCATCGAGAATGCTTCAGACAGATGGTGGCGGTGCAACAGCCGGGGCGGTTGTCTCAAGCAACTCGGCACCGTTCGAGCTGGCTGATGGAGATACGCTGGACATCACAACGGACTTGGGCGGACCTACTACGGCAACATTTAACGGCACGGCTCCAAGCGTAACGGATACGACTTCTTATCCAGTGGGACCCGGAACGGGTGTTCTACAGGTCAAGGTAGATCAGGGCAGTACTCAGAGCATAACGTTTGCTGGAACTGAGACTACGGCGGATGACATTGCGGCAACAATCAATGCACAGATTGAAGGCGCGAGAGCAATAGTCGTAGCTGGTCCACAGGTGAAGATCGAATCTGACAAAAAAGGTACTGGCGGATATGTCGAAATCGTGGCTAATCCTTCGGCGAATCCCTTGCTTACTTTTTCGACTTCGGAAGTGCAGGGCGGAGGAAATGTTGCGGACATCGAAGCGGTAACAGGGGCCGAAGTCAAGAGCGTGGTTGAAGGTGCGGTATCAGGAGTTGAGGTATCCGGCGATACTTACGTAACCATAGCCCGCAGCGATACCGGGTCAACCAAGTACGTGACGGTTGCGGCCTCGAGCACGGCAGACGATGAGATGGGATTCGACAATCTGCAGCACGACGGCACGGACGATTCTCCGCAAGATACTTTGAATGTCGAAGGCAAGACGGAAGGGACTTATGCTCACAACGTAAAGACGAAGGTTGAAGACGCCAGCAATGGTGACAGCGACTATTTCAATTTTTACGTTCTGGAAGATGACATAATCACGGAACGGTTTCCCGATGTGACAATGGAAGATGAAGCGGATCCGCGATATGTCGAGACGATAGTCAACGATGAAGATAACGGTTCAATGCTGATTCAGGTTGAGGATCAGGAACTGGCGGGAACAAGGCGACCGGCAAATCAGACATCGAGCGCATTGGCTGGCGGAGATGATGGACTGACCAGCTTGGCCGATGTGGATTACATAGGCTCTGAAGCTGGAAAGACCGGCCTGTATGCTTTCGATATTATATCGGACATAACCTTGATAGCGGTTCCGGGCATAGCTACTTCAGGCGTGCAGAATGCAATGATTACATATTGCGATACACACAGAAGCGGAATGATGCACGCATGTCTGGATCCACCGGCGAGCCAGACTGCATTGCAGATGAAGACCTATGTTGAGACAACGGCATCGCTGAAGAACCTTTCAGAGCATGGATTCATATGGTGGCCGAGAATCAAGGTGGTCAATCCTAATGAGACCATTTACGGCAATGAGAAATATGTCGTAATTCCACCGGCGGCATCATTGGCCGGTGTCATGGCTCGGAATGATTCACGAGGGCCCGGCGGAATTGCTGAAGCTCCAGCGGGAATTGAGTACGGATTGATCAAGGACTGCGTAGGTCTGGAGACGGACGAAGCTCTGGATCCGAAAAAGCGGGACTTGGTTTATCCGGCGTTGATTAATCCGATAACCAAGATTGGAAGTTCGCCTTATCATTCAGACGGCAGCAGAACACTGAAGGAGAACGGCAACTGGCCGAGCATCGGACAGAGACGGCTGGTTACTTACATCGAGAGGGTAGCGAGAATTGCTGTACTGTATGCCAAGCACAGGAATATCACGAGAAGACTCAAGAACAGTGTTGAAGGAACGATGGAACAGTTCCTTCTTGAGCTGACCAGCTTGGGAGTTTTTGCGTCAACAAAGCCAAGAGAGGCATTCTGGATTGACGTATCAGACGAGTTGAATCCACCGAGCGTGGCATTTGCAAGACAGGTCAGAGTAAGAATTGGTCTGGCGACTGCTTATCCGGGTGAGTTCATCATCATATCATTCTCACAGGATTTAAGGGCACTTGAGCAGGCGCTTCTTTTCTAAGGAGGAATAAAAATGGCCAATGAAAGAAAAGACAGAGATAAAGGCTTTCTATTTCTGGTAGAAATCGGAGGCTTTAACAAGGCGGCTTTCCGGACGTGTTCACCTATCCGGCGGGATACGGAGATTATCGAAAACTGGGAAGGCGGCGAAATGATTGCGGACAAGGATCCGGGTCGGACCATGTTTGATCCGATAACACTGGAACGGGCCATGACGGATAACGAAGAACTCCGGCAATGGTGCGAGGACGTGGTTAATTTCACAGAGGGCAATGCTGGTGTTCCATTGAACGAGCTGAAAAAGACTGTGGACATCATACAGCTGGACAGGACAAGAACTCCTATCCGGAAGTACAGACTCCATGAATGCTGGCCAAATACGGATCAGATAGGACCGTGGGACAACACTACCAGCGAAAATGTTTTGGAGTCTGTGACTCTTACATTTAAGTATTACACAAGAGAGCCGGTATAATTATCGGCTCTATAAAAGGCCAAGAACCAGAAGGAGGATAAGATGACAGAACAAGACCATACCGTAAAAAATCAGGCAAGCGAGAGTCAGACAGAACCTTTACAGGATACGAGCGTCCAGAAATCGGAAGATACTGGACCGGAAAAGTCCAATGTTAAGCCTTTTCCCAAGCCCGGCAAAATGAAAAAGATCGTTTGTCCGTCTGGATTGACTGTGACTTTAAGAAAAATGCAGACACATGAGTACGATTATTTCGATGGTGCTACGGAAAGGGATGTTCCTACCATAACAACCAGCATATTGAATTCATGCACGGAACAGGTTCACAGTCCGGTTCCAGCGTTTTATTCATTATCTAAGGAAGGAAATCTCGACTGGATGAAGGTTCTTACCGGTGACAGACTATATGCTCTGGTGCAGCTCAGAATTCTTTCATTAGGAAGCAAGTACGAGTTTACGGTGCATTGTGAAAGGCCGTATTGTCCACGGATGATTCATTGGAAGGTAGATTTGGACGAAGACATTCCTGTTCTGGACCTGCCGGATGAATCCCTTGAAGCATTATCGGCAAATAAGCCTTTATCTTTCAAGCTTCCGGACAGCGGTAATGTAGTCAAGTTTGTTCTTCCTACAGCCGAAATTGAAGAACGGTTGATGAAGATGGAGGATAACCAGTTTCAGACAAAGATAACGGCACAGCGTTTGCTTCACAGGATTGTAGACATCGAAGGCGTTGAGCCTAATGACCGGTCTACGTTCTTGGACAAGATGGACATTGATGAGCTGGCGGAATTGCAGATAGCCATGGATGATGCCGATTGCGGAATAGATACGAACATCATAGTGCAGTGTGGTGGGTGTAAGGCGTCACAAGAGGTAAGTCTCCCTTTCGGACTAACTTTCTGGCTACCGAGTACCTTAGAACGAAATCGACGAAGGCGGCGGCGCTCGAGATCTTCAAAGGAATAGATCATGAGTATCTGCATACCTTGGTCATTAATGCATGTCGGATGGAATTGGGATGCGGGATAGCTGGAATAACGATGGAGCAGGCGTGGAGGATGACCATTGAAGACTTGGAGGACATCGCCAGAGCTTCGGTAGAAACAAGAAAAGCGGGACTCGGTGTCATAAAGGCGTTGGCCGAAATCGTAGCAAAGGCAGGTGGAATGAAGCTGAGATGGTCAAGAAAATGAGATAGCTATGGCACTCAATCAATCCATGGGAATCGGTTTCGTCATTACAGGCAAAGACCTCGCTTCCCGACAAATCAACAAAGTCAAAGGTAATCTTAGAGGGTTAGGTAAGCAGTCCGAAGAGACTCAGCAGACTATGGAGTCAGCAATGAAGATGACTGCTGCTGGCATTGGATTGCTTACTGTAGGACTGGTCGGTTTGTCTGCGGAGATGAAGCTGGCTGGAGTAGCTGGTGAATTCGAACACGTAATGGCCGGGGTGGGTGCTACGGCACGGGCTTCCGAAGCAGAAATGAAAATGCTGAAACAGGCGGCGATTGAGGCTGGTATAGCAACGCAATTTTCGCCATTGGAAGCTGGACGTGGATTAAAGGTTCTGGCAGCGCAAGGTCTGGCGGCTTCGGATCAGGTTACAGCATTGATTCCTGTACTGGACTTGGCTGCAGCTGGAGAAATATCCGTGGCGGAATCTGCGGAAGCCGCGGTCGGTGCCGTCAAAGCCTTCGGAATGGAAATGACGGATTTGACCATGACGGCGGATAAAATGATGCGGGCTACGACTATTTCAAATTTACGAGCATCTGAGTTTTCAATTACGATGGGCCGGGCTGGTGCAATGGCAAAGACATTCGGTCAGTCTCTGGATGATACGCTGATTGGCCTTGGTGCCTTAAGAAATATGAACGTTCAGGCAAGCGTAGCAACAACGTCATACAATGAGGCGGTCAGGCGTCTGGCTGTTGACCAGGCAGGACAGCGTGAGGCACAGCGATTGGGCGTTCAGATATTCGATAAACAGACCGGCAAGATGCGGTCGGCTCTGGATATTATGCTGGACGTAGCTGAAGCTACAAAAGACTTGGGCGACAAGGAAAAAAATCGTGCATTGAATCAGATGTTCGGCGTGCGAGGCATTGCGGCGTTTAATGCTATTGCGGAAATAAATATCAAGACCATGAGAGACGGCAAGGAAGTAACCCTAAAGGGTGCCGAAGCTTTGAAAGAATATCGCAAACAGATGAGCAGTGCTGGTGGAGCATCCGAAAAGTTCAGAGAGAAACTTCTTTCGACATACGAAGGACAGAAGACACTGTTGAAAGGTTCCATTGAGACGCTGGCTATTACGCTTGGAGAGCCTCTGGCCAATCTGTTCAAGCCCGGAGTAACGTTCATTATTGAGAAAGTTAATGAGCTTATTAAGGCATTTCAGGATATGGATCCAGAAACAAAAAAATGGGTTGCCGGGATTGCTGTAGCAATTCCTGTAATGATTACGGTTGGCGGTGCGATACTTACAATAGTAGGAGCGTTTGCTTTGCTGAAGCTAGCTATTGTTGCAGCTGGAATTACTCTTGCAGGAATAGGCATGGGGTTTGTATGGGTAACGGCCATTATTGCCGGACTGGTTGCAGCCGGGGCACTTCTTTATAAAGCGTATTCGGAAAATCTTGGTGGGCTTAAAGATTCCGTAGGTGACTTAGGTAAATCATTCAAAGGACTATTTGGTGCATTGAAAAATATCGGCAAGGCTTTCGTAGAAAATGAAAAAATAATGGCGGCATTAGGTTATGCTTTCACAGGTCTAGCGTGGATTGTGGGAAAAGTATTTTCGTTTATAGCGACTACCATTGAGACAGCGGTTGAAGTAATAAGAAATATTTTTGAAGGATTGGGGTTATTGCTGGAAGGTGACTTCAAAGGATTCGGTAAGAAAATGGTCCGGGCGCTTTTGTCAGCATTTACCGGAGTGGGCAAAGCTCTTGCGGAAGTGTTTGGTGTTGAGATGAAAGATATTCACAGTGAAGTAGATCTCACAATTACTTGGATTACCGAGAAATCACTTAAAGCACTTGTGGCATGGAAAAAATTTAGACTTGAATTCCTAGTCAGCAAGGAAGGCAAGGCAGCACAGCAACTTAGATCTGATATTGAAAAACTGGAAAAAGAATTGTCCACAATGAAAACGGCTGCAGAATTGATGGCTGAACAGGAAAAAGGTCCTACAGGAAAAAGGCAGTTTGCAGGTGGTCCGGGTGTTTCGGAAATGCCAACTATAATGGATGACTTTATTAAGGAGATGGAATCTGCACAGCGCGAACAGCAAAAAATGAGCGTACCGCGAAAGAGAATTATTCACGAGACCGAAGAGTATGCAGATTACATCGAGCGCGGACCTGAGATGTCATTCGAAAGGCGTCCTGTATCTGAAGAAATTATGCAGGAGGCTTTAGGTCAGACGGCTGTTCCTGAAGAATACAGGGAAACAGAAAGACAGAATGTTAAACAGGCAATGCAGGAATCCATGGAAGCGACTGTTGAGCAATTAAGTACTCAATTAACGGATAAATTTTTGAATGGCATCAGCGGGATGAGTGTTACCATGGATCAGTATGAAGTTGGTCGCATTGTTACACATGGAGAGCGTGCTCGGCAGGATAGAGAATTAGGGGCCGGAGAAGAATAATGGGAAACGATAACAAGGTCATTCTTACAAACGAGGACATGGATCCTTCGAACAATGACAGACAGTTAATACTTCAGTTTGTCCCTAATGAATTGAGCATGAGTGTAGCGGTCAAATGGGCAGAGACTCAGGTTTTAGGAATGTCTCACACGCCATTGCAGTATCAATATACAGAAAACCAGAAATTACCGATGAAGATTGTGGTCATGCGCGGATTGATGACCAGAGACGCAATACTGGCAGACCCTCATGCGAGAAAGACGGAAAATTTTTTGTTGAGTCTTACGGTTCCCGGTCGTGACAGAAACGGCCAATTGATGTCCAGACCGCCGGTTGTGAAATTAACATGGCCGAATATGATCACGGCGAATTGTGTACTGGCCAGCCTTAATCTGGTTCATCAGCGTTTTACCAAGGATCAGGAACGCTGGATGTATATGGCAAACTGTGAATTCATAAGAGTAAGGGATAGTCGTGTATGGGGTGATCAATTGCTGGTGAAAGGACTCATGGGATGACGGAACTGGAGAATATACCTGTTGGACTGTTGAGCAAGACAAGCCGGTATCAAGGATGCACGGCATGGGAAGATGACGACGGCAACTGGTATCTCGGTAGCCCCCCTGTCGAAGTGAAGTATCAGGACTGGCCGGATAACAGAATTCATGTTGTACAGGAAGGCGACAGACCGTGGACACTGGCCGGCCGATTTTTCAAGCCAGTTCCTTTTCCTTCCCGGCTGTGGTGGATTATCTGTCAGTTTCAGCCGGACCCTATTCATGATCCTACTGTAAAGCTTGAAGTGGGTAGAGAGCTGTTTATTCCGTCAATCGAAAAGGTACAGACAAAAATACTGCCAAGCTTAAAGGAATGATACATGTTGGACAGAGGAGACCCGGTCGTAGCTGTAGAGCTTATCGAAGGAGATGGACCGGATGAGTTTATCGACTTTGGCGACCGGCTTGCAGCATTTGATTATGAGGACGTGGACCACGGCAAGGACTCTTGCAATATTCTTTTAAGAAACTGGAACCTGTCATTGCTTGAAGACCGGCGATTTGCCAGAGGTCAAAAGCTCAGAGTGTCGTGGGGATACAGCGGCGGTATGGCACCACCGAGAGACGTAGTAATCAAAAAAATTCATGGACTGGATTTGCTTCAGATAGCTTGCGAAGGAAAAGTTACTGAACTGGATCAGGAAGTTAAGGTCAGAGCTTGGGAGCAGATGACCGTTGGCGAGATAGCTGCGGAGATAGCATTCAATGAACAGAATCTGGATGGTAAGTTCGTACACATTGTAGAGCCGGACGGCATTACTCATGAGTGCATTAATCAGCATTATTCGGATGCAAGATTTCTGGCGAAGCTGGCCAGAGATCATGGATGCGTTTTCTGTTTTAACCATACCGGATTCCATTTTCATCCACGGGATATGGCGGCAGCACCGAGGAAGGTTTTGATTTATCGAACGGACCCGGGCCGTGGAGATATTATTAAACTGGTTCCGGACAGTGACTTCAGTCGGTCGATAGGAAAGGTAGTAATAAAAAGTCGGGATCCTAATACCGGTGAAGAATTTGAAGTCGAAGCCAGCAATCAGGACACTGACAGAGATGGACTCGGCAAGGCATGGGAGGTAGGCAATCCAGCTACGGTATCAGGAAATCTGGCCAAGCGAAACGCTACGGCTATTACAAGATACGTATCCGGTGCGACTAAGGATCAAGCCAAGCTCGAAGCGCAGAAACGATTCAAGCTGGCAGCGCAATTTCGTTTTAAGCTTACGGCGTATTGCCATGGAGACCCGGTTCATTCGGCAAGAAATGTTTACGAGCTACAGGGAGCCGGTCAGTATTTGGAAGGCAATTATTATTGTAAGCGAGCGAAGCATTCTATCAAGGGAAGTTATCAGACAGAGCTTTATTTAATACGAGATTCGGCATTGGAAGCTCCGACGATAATAGATCCTGAGAAAAGCAATGCGGCAATCAATGATCAGGAGGTTGTAGATGACAGCCTTTTAAGACCTGTTGTAGTATGGGAAGATGGTCCTGACGGACAGCCACAGCAGGTTATACAATGGCGCGATTCAAGAGGGAATATTGTGGATACGCCAGCACAACCATAGGAGAAGACCTTGAACATAGTTGGTTCACATGATCACGGCGTAGATGATGAAGCTTTAGATAGGGACAGGGATCCTTTTATCTATGACGGTACGGTTGTAGAAAATAATGATCCTGAAAAACGGTACAGAGTCAAAGTCAAAGTGCCGGGTTTATTCGAGCCGACATCAGACTGGTTGACTCCTTATGGAGGACCGTGGAGCAGCGGTGGTGGGTGTGCGATTATCGGAGCACCACCTAAAGGCGCGGTAGTGGGTGTGTTCTTTAGAGGCGGCTATAAAAATAAGCCAGCATACATAGGTGGACCTTTTACTCCGGGAGACATTGCGGAAATACCTAATGATCCGGAAGCGGTTGGTCATCCGGACGTTAGATTTATTTGCACTCCATCATTTATAATGATGTTCGATGAACGAGAAGGACAGGTAGGTTGGAGAGTTATTGATAGAAAGTCTGGACAGGTCATAAATATAGATTCAACAAATAACTCTATGGAAATGAGAGCTACAACAGCATTAAAAGCATCGGCATCAGGGATAGTTGATATTAGTGGGGCGCAGACCAATATACAGGGAAGGCCGGTAAAGGCGAAGGAGAAGCCAATCGAATGAGTGGAACGGCAGACGGCGGAGCATATTATCCTTTCGAGGTTCCGGAAGAAATCTGCGAGCTGTTCGATATTGAGATTAATTTCGAGCTGCCTATTCTCGGCGTTCCTTATATAGATTTCGTTGAAGAATTAATCCGGCTGCTCAAGACGGCCCTCGGTCCTTTAATTCCTTTTTTCCGGGTACTGGATGTCATTGTTCAAATATATAAGTGCGCTCAAGCAGTGCCGGATGCAATAGTGGAGTTGGATCCTACAGATTTATTTACATGCCTTGGTGAGCTGGGCAGAAAAATTGCTCAGTTACTCGAGATGGCCCCATGGCTGGCAGTACCAATTCTGATAGTAAAAATCATAGACTTATTAATTGCATTTTTACAAAAAATAAAGCGGAGACTTGAGTATCAGCTATGGTTATTAAGGCAGATATTTGTTGCGATAGATCAAGCTGCAAACATTAATGATGGTCGACTTCAAGGACTTCTTACATGTGCACATGGAAACATGCAGGGAGAGCTGGATGAGTTGACAGAAATACTGAGAGGCATTGGCCAGCTTATCGGGGTTATAAATATTTTGATGGATCTGGCTGGCGTTCCTGAAGAGGCGCAGATACCTGAGCTTACAGCGATATTTGATGCCGGTTCAGAAAGTACTATTCAGGAAGGATTGGATGCAATGGACGATTTTATTGAAATTTTACGAACGGCAAGATCCTTGGTACCATTGCCATAAGGTGAGACATGGAAGGATTTACAGGTAAGGATGAGTTAACTACGGGCCGCGGCCTGTTGTTACCTTTAAGGTGGGAGGCGAATGACTTCGCAAATGGCAGTGGAGAGCCGTTGGTGCATAGCTGTTTATTAATTGCAGTGGGCACCATAGGAGATTCTCCATTTACGGACGGCGAAATACCTTGGGATACTGAGGTTGGAACTATTGTCATGGCGATGAAGCACAGAAATATGACAATCGGAAGGGCGGACAGGGCCGAGGAAGAAATATCCAGAGGGGTCCATACTACTTATCCGGTAGTTATAATCCGTGAAGTAGACGTTAAAATAAATCAGGGTGAAAGAAAGACGGCATTCCGAGTCAGTGCGCGGTATGATATGCGAAGTAAATTTGTTGAGGCGGATCAGGTCATTCATTCTGGTTTGGAATTTAATACGGAGCTGTAATATGACAGATATAATTTCTCAACAATTTGGCAGCAATCAGGATTACACGTCAAACGACTTCGAGACTTTACTGGCCAGATTGCAATCATTGACCGGTTCGGTATTCCCCGGCTGGACAGAGGCTACAAGGGTTGGTTTTGCTAATGTCCTAAGAGCGCAGAATGCATTTGTCGGTGATGTCCTTTGTTATTTGATGAACAATAAAAAGAAGGAGTGTCACTGGGGAACGCTTTCACAAAGACACAGCGCAATTAATATGGGTAAGTTAATCAGCTATCGACTTGGAGGGGCTACTCCAGCACAGACGGAAGTTGTTTTCAGAGCAGAGAGAACCATACTTCCCGGCAAGGTGGCGGGATCCGTTTACATTCCCGAAGGAGTTATTTGCAGGACTTCAGGAACGAATATTATCAGACAGCGTTCATTGTCTGCAGTGACAATAGCTGCAGGATCAGCAGAGAGTTCTATTGTTATGGTTGAAAATAGCACTGAAGAAACAGAATCTTTTCCAGCGAACGGTAAAAAATTTCAGGAACTTGTATTGGGATATACTCCATTTGTGGAGGGTGAGTACGACATATATGGAGATAGCTCGCATCTGGCAAAGATAGACATGAGTGATTCGATTGGTCCGTTCGAGACAGTGGATTCGTTTCTGGATAGCAGGGCCAGCGATGCACATGCCGTGGTTTTGGTGGATGAAAATAATAAGGCTACTGTCAGAATAGGCGACGGACAAAACGGACGACTGGCAAATGGAACAATAACAGTAGCGTATAAATATGGCGGTGGTGAAGCTGGTCGTGTGGAAGCGGAACAATTGACCGTAGTTGAAAACGGGCCAACGGTTGACAGCAATGGCAATCCTGTTGTGGTCACTTGTTTTAATGAGAACGCCAGTATTGAAGGTACGGGAACTGACAGAGAGACGGTAGCGTATGCAAAGCAGACAGCTCCAGCATCATCAAGAGTAGGGCAATATACTATTGCAAAAGAAGATTATGTTTTTAATGCCAAGCGTGTAGCAGGAGTGGCCAGAGCGTTATGCCTGACAAATAACGAAGAAGCGGCAATTCCAAATGGGCGGGTCAGAGTTTATATTGTACCAGAGGGCGGTGGTCAGCCTGCTTCAGCATTAATCAGCAATGTGGAAACCATGTTGCAGGTTACGCGACGGCATACGGTTACGGCAATCCCGGAAGTAATGTCGGTGACTCCATATCTTAATATAGATGTTTATGCGGTCGTTTATCTGCGGCCTATTCCGGCTGGATATACGAGGTCTGAATATTTGGCAGTGGTCAGAGATCAAATCGAAACGGCACTGGAAGATTTCTTTATTCCTTCACTTAGTGATGGAACGGAAAATCCTAATGTAGATTTCGGTGCTAATTATAAAGATATCAATGATAATATTATTGGTGAAATAGCATGGAGTGATATTCTAAATGAAGTCAGGGATGCAGGATACGTAAGGAAGGTTGGTTCTGGTGCGGATGAATTTTTGCTTAATGGAGAAAGAGATGATGTGTTTTTATTTCCGTATCAGTTCCCGGCGTTCGGTGAGATAACACTGATAGACGGAGACAGCGGTGAGGAATTTTAGATGACACTGCCAGTAAGAAAATATTGGTGGCGACCAAGTGTGCTGGCTCCCTATGCAGGACAGGGCCTTAATATCTCCGGCAACAATTATGAGGACTTCGAAAAGTTCATGGGATGGTTGCTGGTAAGAAAGATATTTGTTTCCGGAGTACCAAGAGAATATGAGCGCGAGCTTTCTATAGACGCCAATGGTGCGCGGATTATTTTGCCTGTCAATACAGACTGGGCAGAAACGAATCTGGATGATGATAATGCGTTGATGGGTGATAGCAGATATTGGGTATGTGTTTATCCATATTCCTTGAGAGGTTTTATTAATCCTAGAATGGACCCGGATATACTGGGCTTTGCAGAAATACACTGGCGGGTTCCCAATGTAAGAAAATATAATAATAATTATGGAATGCATACTGGCCTTGGAATAACACTGGGGAAAAGCCATGCGGCAGTAGCACATACAAAAAAGCAAAGTCTTATTGTTCCACCTGAAAGTGGTGGTGGCTGGAAAATAAAATCTGATTACGCTGGTTCATCATGGAACAATCCGGCATTGGAATCGGATGTTGTGCTAGACGAAATAGCAGAAGGAAAATTCCGAGCAGACCATGTGAAGAGAGATGACTCTACCGGATTGATGACCTTGAAGTTTTGGAATCCTATTACAAGAGAATATCAATTAATGTTTTCGGATAATTCCGTTTCTTGGGATATGTATGCAGATTTTGTTCCGTTTATGATCGGCGTTCCTAATTCAGAAAGCGGTGATGATCTTGAGCATACTCTGGTTCAGTTTCAGGGCTATCCTTATGATCCTTTTATAGCACAGGTAATGCCGGTTGCAGATTACTTGTCTAATCTGGATATTATTTTTGATGGCAAAAATGCTGCAGCTTCTGGACATGGCGGTTATGAGCTCAGGGAAGATCTTGGCTGGGCAATAAGATGTACAGCGTATACGAGAGGTGGCGCATCAAGTGGGTTGGCTCATATTATTACAGACTCTATGGCACAGGGATATGATCATCCGTGGATGCCAAGCGGAGCATTTACTATTTTATTTGATATAAATATTGATGATTGGGATCCGGGCGAGCGGAGATATATTGCTTATTGTACAGGCTCAAATACATATCCGGTTTATTGGACACTGAGTGCGGATGATGATCTCCGGGCTGAAATAACTACTGGTTCAGGTTCTATAATAATGGATTTTACAGCGGCTCTCTTTTGGAACGGAGAGCCGCATCAGGTCGGAATAAGTTTCGATGGAGTGAGCAGATGGCGATTGTTATTTGACGGACAGTATGTTTCAGAAAAAATTGATTCTACAGCAGTCATGCAGAATGAGACTTTGCTTCTTGGTGCATGGTTTGGAAATCGTGGTGTTGAAGCATGGCGTGGTGATGTTCAGATATGGGAACAGGAGCTTAATAATGATCAGCTGGTCGAGGCTTATAGCGAATTACTGAAATATAGAATTAAAAATTATTCTTTCGAAATAGCGAAAGATGGCGCTGCAATTGCTGGCGAGGCTGAAGACTGGGATTGTACTCCTTCGGAGCTTTATGCGTTTGCAGAATTCGAACATCATGATCAATTTAATTCTGAGCGCGAAGATTATGAGACGGACTGGAACAATAATGATGGACATATAGACCAGTGGGATAATGATGCAAGTGCACCGGCATTATTTTCTTTAGGCAAAGAGAAAATTGCCGCAGAGACTTTTGAACGTCCGGGATGGGAAGTGCTCGGTTCGGACTATCAGAAAAACGGCTGGCCGTGGCAATGGCCGAGCAACAGTAAGCAAGCTGTATTTTCAGGTGTGGCGTTTTATGGCATTGCGGATATTACGGTCGAATCGTTTGAGTTCGGATGGGATTCAAATGAAAATTATATTTACAGTCCACAGGACATATGGGTACTTGAGCCACAGCTTCCATTGATAATTAATAAATGGAAAAACAGCAGGGTGGCTTTTGCAATTTATAATTTCGGACTGGCCGAATGGCGTGGAGCTGACATTGAAATAGCAGAGGGTACTTATAATACGGCAACGGATTTGGCTTCTGCATTGCAAAGCGCATTCGATGCAATCGGTCTGGCTTCTGAGTTTGGACTTACTTTCGGAACGCATCCGGACAGCCCGGCTACGAAATATACGATTAAGACAGATAACGTGGTAAGCATAGCCGCTGTAGGCGTAGGTCCTGATATTAGCTCCGGCGAACAGCCGGATGGTCGTGCGGACTTAGGAATGCCAGCCAGAGAGACTTCAATAATTCTAGGTGATGAAAATGTAGAAGGCTATCGGGTTAATCAGCTGGATGTAATTATGAATGGTGATCTGGCCGGATTTAACTGGCTGGGAGGCAATGGTGGTTTTTCGAATCGAGCACAATTTGACGGACAGAGTGCTGAAAAATTCGAAACCGGATGGAACAATGACGAGTACACAGACAAGATGGTGGGTAATATTATTTATGCTTTGAATCCCTATGATCAGATAGGCATTACGGGAGATTATACATCAAGATATAATATTCCTGGACTTGAGTGCGTGATAGCAGACGGTCAGGAAAATGATGGAAATTATACAGTAATATCAGCCGTGTTTTTAGGTGGTATAACTATAGTTACATTTAATGAACGTATAGAGGTGGTTATTTCTGGATGGGGTTCGGTTTATCCTAATTACAAGAGGGCAGAATTCAATGCAACAGAAGCTTATTTAATAGGTAATTCATGGCCGATCCCGGATGAGTTTGAAATATTCGGAAGAGACTTAACGGCATTATTTGATACGGATTACGAGTTTTCTGTTACAGGTCATCCTAATGCTGGCAAGTATACAGTAAAAGCACCCGGAGCATATATGAGTGGATCGAATATGAGAATTCCGGTTAATGAAAATTTTAATCACATGGCAGCTCAAGGTCATGTTTCGGCTCCGAGAAGAGTAGAAAATTTCGAAGATCCTTATGGACACTTATGGCCAACAGAGGTTATTGATTAGGAGGTAATGTCATGGCGCAAGGTGAATGGGCAGACTGGGGCGAGAGCGTAGCTCAAGCAAATGTAAAGAGAGGAGTTAGCGCGGGTTATCCAAAGCCATCCGGCGGTGGATCCTTTTGTTATGCTTTTTCCTCAAAAGTCAGCGAGGCTGGTCAGGCGGTTGCAAAGTATGTGGACCTGTCGAACTTTAATCCTATTGCATCAGGCAAAGGATGCAGTGTCAGAGGAACTTTGCGAAGACATTCAAGTGCCGGTCATTCTGTATTTCTTATAGCATTGGGCCAGAGCGTGGCGGATATATACAGCGATGAAGCGTACCTGTTAGGCGTATGGGATGCGGAACCGGGCAAGATAGCTTTGCGAAAAGGAATCATAGCTGAAGGAATTCCTGAAGATGATGATCAGATATTAGCTTCAAGCAATTTACTTTACGAAGGTGGACAATATTTGCATTTGAGATTGGACGTTATCGTGAACGGCAACGGCGATGTGGTATTAAACGTTTTGCAGAATGATTTGTCAGCGCACAACGTGGATGCTCCAGTGTGGGAGAACATTGAAGGCATGGGCGATCCTCTTAATGATGATCCGACATTCGTGGACGATGTGCTGGGTATCAATAGCGGCAGTGTTCCATTTATCGGCGGTGGTTATGTCGGATATGGATATACTTCATCGCAGATAGGCAGAAATGCATTTGTAGATCATCTGGAGATGCTACGGCAAACGGCATAAGATGGCGAATATTCTAGCACCATTAAGGAAGGCAAGCGGCTACTTATCTGGCCGAATTGAGCATCAATTTGCAGAGGACGGCTCTCATGTTTTCGTATTGGGTGCATTGGATGACGTTATCGAGCTGGTAGCTTTGAATGAGAGAGTAGTTTTATATCAAAGTGGTATTGATTTGAAAGAGATAGATTTTCTTACTGGCAGATTTTCATGTCAAGGTCCAAGTCAGTCCTTGCAGGAACATGGCGAAAGGATGTTACCTGCAGATGCTCCGGCTGGAGAATTACTTACGATGTGGCAGATGGATCAGTGGGTTCCAGCTGGTGGAACTGTTTATTCAACGCCGGGCATAGCAGGAGTGGGTTCTAACGCTATTTTGCATTTTAACCCTACAGGCAAGGCTAAGGTTTGGAATCCGTCACCGGAAAATATTAATTGGCTTGGCAAAGCACCTGAATTCGAAATTAATTATAGTACTGTTCATGATGTAGCATACATTCCAAGTGGTACGGCTATTTATTCTATAGCCAATTCAATTGAAGAAAGACAGTTTGACTTCTGGCTATCAGTCGATTCTATGGATCCCAGTTATCAAAATACTGAGTACAGACAATTGTGGGCACAGGGTCCGCAGTTTCCGGGCATGAATCCTCGGCCGGGGATATCAATAGCATTCGAGCCGGTTACAATGGGCGGTGGACTTGTTGTGGACATATCTCCGGACGGTGTGAATCCGGGTGAAAAATACGGACCCATACTTCCCGGCGATGGATGGTCTGTAGGGGGAGGGCCTTTTCTGTTTACCGTACAGCTTGGACAGCGGGCAGTGAGCAATACAACAAAGCTTTTTATAAACGGCGTAAAAAAATGGGAAGGAACCAGAACTATTAATCAAGGCGGAGTGCATAGTGTATTGGTTGGTGGTGCAGTGGATGCTGGTTTTACATTCCCATTTGCAGCATGTGGTCTTGGAACGAATATATATGAGATTCGTATTCTTAATAAGCTGAGAAGCGAAGCGTCCGTAAAATGGACAGCGGATGGAATGTCCAGAAAATACGGATGGTGTTTTGAAATAATGATAAACAACAGACCGAGAGCCAGACGATGGATAAGACCCGGCAATGCTCAGACTCTTGAGGACGTTAAGGCATGGGTGCATGACTTTTCGACCAGCGAGGATGTAAGCTTTCAATTAAGACTGGGACACTATCCGGAAGATCCGGCTTTCGTTTATAACTCTACTTTATACGCGGTGTAAAAAATGTTTGTCTGGTGGCTGGTAATAAATTATTTAACTGCGGCGACTGTAAGGTTTCCGGCAATATTGCTGGATGTTATTTTTCCGATTCGTTTGGACGAAGACAAAGATCATGTTCTGGCGATTAATAGAAGTCCTGAACCAGACGAGACAGACATTCCTAGAGAGGGACCTGTAAGATTACAGATAGCATCTCTTGGCAAGGCGGATGTAGATATTGAAAATACGCTTGTTTATATAAACAGCGTTCTGGCATTTGATGGCAGCTCATTTTCTGTAGACAGAAATTTGTGTTTTCAATCGGGATGGAACAGGGACGGTTGGTCGTGGGTCGGTGCGGCTGATGAGATAGGTATTCAGTCATCAGACCCGGACATGCTTTATGAAATAGCAATTTATCCGGATGAAGACTTTGAGTCTGAAGAAGAAATTTCTGTCCGGGTTGTTTCGCAGACAGTTCATTCATCGGCAACAATGGATGAGACTTATTCATTCACTATCGAAGATTATTCAGCTCCAGAAATTCTTTTATTAACACCGGTGGACGAATTTACACTGGATGTAGAATTCAATGAGCCGGTCAGGATGGAGGGAGACGGCGATTTATCAGACGCGCTTACGCTGGGCAATTACAGCATAGAGCGACAGAATGAAGATCCTTTTCCGGCTGTACATCTGGAAGTGGTTGCGGTCGAAGCCGTGGATGATTCCACTGTCCGGCTGACGTTTCAGTGGGAATCTACTCCGGTGCAGATTTATGAGCTTACAGTCGAAAATGTTGAGGACATAAAAGGTAATGCAATTGATCCGGATAATAATACGGCAACATGGTCCGGATATGAATGGCCAGTTCCAGAGGGACGCGAGTTCAGCATTTACTATAACATGCTTCCGGGCATTGCCAGACAGCTTGATGAGAACTTGGACCTGCGAAGGTTAACGGCATGCTTCGAAGAAATTCTTTATTTGCTTTTATGGTGGATAGATAAATTCACATGGCAGGTTGACATTGATCGGGCTACGGAATCTCAGTTGGATGAGTTACTTCTGGATATGGGCAATCCGTTTAACTTCGAGATGGATGTCAATCAGAAGCGAAAATTGCTTCGAGTGCTTTGGGAGATATATCAATCCAAAGGAATCGACCGAGCAATGGAGAATGTAATTTATTTATTTTTAGGACTGGAGGTCAGGGTCCGGGCGTTTGTAGATTTTCTGGACGAAGAAGGACAGAACTATATGTGGCGGCTAGGTCATTCAAGACTAGGAACGGATACGGCCCTGTGGCCTACGAGCGAATGGAGTCAGCTGGCATTTAATGTTTACAGCGATGTAATTCTTACAGATGACCAGCGCGGCAAGATTGAACAGATAATAGAAATCATGCGTCCGGCGGAAAGTCATTTTGCCTTTCTTATAGAACCGGATACAATACCAGAAACAGATCACTGGCAGCTTGGTCGCAGCCGTCTTGGTGTTGAGACTTTCCTGCATGAGTGAGGAGGACAGAGATGAATAAATTCGATTGGTACTTTGATCAGCTTGTTTCAGAGGGAGACTTGGACGATGCATTCGACAATGTAGAACAGGCGCTCTGGAACATTGCTGGAGATCAAGATTTCTCCGGCATAAGCTCTGGCATTGTTGCACAGGAATGGACTTGGCCGTCATGGTCGATAGCTATTACAGCTCCGGGCACTGGAAACGATAAGCTCGGCAGACGATTGTTCCTTGATGCAGCTGCAGAAATTGATTGCTCTGAAGATGAAAACGGAACGAGCACGTCGGTGGGCGCAGGTAAGGAAAGATTCATTTCTGTATTTGCAGAATATGATAGAGAGCTTTCCAATCCACAGACGGACGGCAATGGAGTTCCGGTTTATGCTACGGTAACGGAGAAGGTTAATTTCCGTGTAGTCATGGGTTCTGAAGTCACAGCGCCGGCCACGGATTCAGACAAACCGGCATTGGATTCTGAAGACATACTGGTTGCGGATATTAAAATCGACGAGAACACCGGATCCAACGGCATACAGAATGCGGATATTAATCCTCATAATGGGACCACTATTAAAAACAGGCGTGAGGATTTCATCAGAGATGAGGATGCAAATAAAGCGTGGTCTACTACCAAGGAAGCACTGGCGGAGTTAATACAGCTTTACAGTTCGGGTGGTGGGTCTATTCCGGTGAACATAACTGAAGACTGGCATAATGCAGAATCTCTGAGTTCCGACAATGTGGAAGATGCTATTAATGAGATCATAAACGAGCTGGCGGATGACACTGGAGATACGGCATGTGGTGCTGACAGAATCGGGGCAGATGCAGAGACGGGTTCTCCTGATTCATTGTCTCAGGGCAGCATCAGAGATCAGCTGGAAGAACTTCTGGACATAGCAAATGCAAGAGTTAGAAAAGATATTGCGGATACCATTACTGCAAATCATACATTGACCAATGGCATTAAGTCAGAGGGCATAATTCAGCTGCTTACGGATGACGCTTTCCTGAAAGGTGCGGACGCTGGAGTGGGCGGCGAAGACAATGTGGTTCCATTAGTCAAGACTGCTACAAAAAGCAGTGCAACAGGTATCCAGTGGGGAGATGATTATGCCAGTATTATAGATACTTTCAATTGCACATGGGATCAGTCGGGCGGTAAGTTTAAGAGAGAAACAGCATCATTTGATTCTTATGCGGTCATGGTCACGGTTCAGGGAATTGTACTTGCATATAAAAGCAAACAGGATGCGGACCATGCGACCGGATGGGATAAGGGGATTATTGGTTCAGGTGGCTGGACGAATGCGTCAACCATTGCCAACGGACCAGACGGCAAAGTTACCGAAGTAGGACTTTCGTCCGGTAAGTGGCTGGCTGTAAATTGCAAATGGGACCCGACATTATTTACTGGTGCTGGCGGCTGGGACATGATTGACGGTTCGGAAGATGCTTATGCCATAAAGACAGACGTGGTCGGATATGTTGTTTACTGGAAAGACCATAACAGACTTGATGGCGGTGGCAGTGGCAATGGCGTTTGGAAAGAAGATGATGTTGTTTTCGGAACTGGCACAGGATCGCCGGAACAGCAGTCATGGAACGGGACATGGTCGTGGGGCGGTCCTGCATCGTCGAGATCTGAAATGCTGTTTAGTTCTTCCGACGGACCGGAAGTACAGGAAACTCCAGCCGGAGGCGTGATAGTAAAACGCGGTCAGACGGTAAATCTCGGCAGTGTAACCTTATGGCAGAGCAGAGCGTTGGTCGCGGGCGAGGTAGCGATCATCGAAGCCAAGATCATAGGCATACAAGATGATAATTCTGAAGCAGCTGCATATTGGAAGGTAGGTTCTGTTTATCATAACGGAACCAATTTGGTATGGGTGTATGGCAGTGGTGATCAGGAGGTAGTGCCCGAGAAAGAATCTAGCGGTGCTTCTGGGTGGGATGCAAACATATCTTTAAGTTCTCCGGTTATCCGAATAATCGCACAAGGGAACACCGGTGATACAGTAAACTGGAAGGCCGAGATTAAGGTAACTATCAGACGCAGCAACGAGAGTTGTGCGTAAGGAGATAATAATGTCGAAAAAAGAGAAAGAGCCGAAACGGATAAAGGTTGTGCTGGGTCTTGGTTCCCGTAATAAGAAAGACATACCAAGTGATCCGAGCATTCAGAAACTAATTACTGAGGATAAGGAAAGAAAAAAGTCTGAGGCTAAGGCAATTGAAAAGGTTCAGGTGGCTCGTGAAAAAAGAGCTGCTATAAAAACAGAACGAAAAAAGAAAGCTGAAAAGACTAAGACTGAAAAATAAAAAACAGCCCGGCTAACCAGAGAGTGAATGATCAGCCGGGCTAAAAAGGGTAACGGAGTTAATATAGCAGAAAAAAAATTAATGTCTACTCTGGTTAATCAGAGTACACTGAAGACACGGAGGAAAAAACGATGGACTTTTTTGAAATACTTTTAAGCGTGAATTTCCTTTTACTGGCTGCAGGAGCCGGAGTAATTCTGGAGATACTGAGAAAGGTTCTCCCTGATAAAATCGAAAAGCACAAAGTGTTTAAGATAATCCTTCCTTTACTGCCATTCATTCTGGCAACAGCCGGTTCTTTTATTCCGGGATTAAGCCCTGCGGAAAATCTGGCACAGTCGGTCGTGTTTGGATTACTGGCCGGCGCTTTGGCTGGATCTGTTTATCCGGCAGTTAAACGATTTATTAAAATGTTCGTAAAGAATAAGGCAGCGGAATGATTCCGTGGATTACAGTTCTTAAGATTGTCGGCGTGCTGGGCGGCGTGGCAATCCTGATAGCGGTCATTAGGAATCTATGCAGACGATTCGGCTGGTTTGGTTCAGGTGGGAAAGTTACTGCGGACGATGCAAAAGAGGCATTGAAAATTCTGGAAGATGCCGTGGAGAAACATGATAAGGACAGGGACGCTATAAATTCCAGTCACACGGAAAAAAAGAAAGCTGCAAAAGCTGCCTTGGAGAAGATTCGTAATGAATCAAATAAAAAGAGTCTGGAAGATGTACTCAACAGGTCACATAAAATACGCCGCGGTCGTTAGTTGTTTCATAGCGATTATTCTGGCGGCACAGAATTCATATGCGGATGACCAGTGCAAGGTGCAGGACTACGAGTCGGACAGAGAGCCGGATTTCAAGTGTCCTTCTCCGGGCGAACTGGAATTGCTCGGACATGTAGACCTCGAGCGTCCTGTTGTTTTGAAGGAAGGCGATATTGCTCCATATGAAGGAGCCTTATATACGAAGGCGGCGATCATCGAAACAGATTTGCAGATAATGGCACTGCGGCAGTTACGATGGCTGGACGGATGGAAAAGGCGACGGCTTCATCTGGCGGATACTGAGCTACGCAGATCAATGCACGATGCCAAGCTGGTTATAGCGGAAGCGGAAATACTTTCACTGAAACAGGAGAACAGCAGGTTGAGCGAGGAGGCGGAAGTGCAATGGTATGAGGAGCCGGTATTATGGCTGGCGGTGGGCACGGTTATTGGCGCGGTTCTCGGTGGGGGAATCGGTTACGGATATTCTCTGATTTCACGTTAAAAAACACGGAAAAACCAAGGAAATAGCGGCATTTATTCCGTAACTATGCGGAATCATTAGGGAACTTTCTGTCTTTTTATGTCGATTTTCCTTGATACCAATATAGAATATAATTTATACTTAAAATAAAGGAGGCAGCACGATGAAACTAATAAATAAAAAACACTACATTAACAAGGACGCGGCAATTGGGAAACTGAAGAAGGACCTGATGTCTCTTTTATTCGTGAATCCATTTTGCAGATTGGAAGCAAAATTCACGAGAGACGGCTGGCGGTGCGTGGTTGTTGAAAAAGGCAACGTTATAAAGCGCCCAAGAATTGAGACTGTCGAAGCACTTGCAAGAGCCGGTTACCTGAAGGCGGACAGGCTGGACCCGGATAAAAAGAAATCTTATCTGTACAATCCGACGGAAAAACTTTTCCGGAAAGTTCTCAAACTTCAGCACAAGGCAGCGGGCCCGGCGGATGTGTTCGATGCAATGATGAGGAGGTCAGCGACTTTTAATCTGTATGCTTAATCAATGATGACTGCCTATCGGCAACGGTAGGCAGAGATGATTGATTAATCACTGTTCTTTGAAATGCGAATCGGAACGAAGACATCAGCTTCCAAGAAAAATGTCCCGTTCCACTTTTAACAATTCTTGGCGAGTATCAAAGCGGCCAGAAAAACTGAGGCAAAAAGTAAGACCTCTTAAACAAATCCTTACCGGATGGCGGCGATACTTTTCCTAGCCGACAGGCAAAACGGAAAGCCAGCTTAATTGTTGTTAGAGTGCATCATTGGTAGATGGTGCACTCAATAGAATGATTAAGCGAGCAAAAAAAAACGTCCACCACCAGATCATAAAAAACAGATTAAAAAAAAGGAGGCGACCATGAATAGGAAAGAAAAGAATCAAGGCATGAATTGGGTTAGGCAGTCAACAAGGTTGGCTATCTATCTCAGAGACGGACTTGCTTGTGCGTATTGCGGCGACTCATTGGAACAAGGCGCACAGCTCACGTTGGATCATTTGAAGCCGCATTCGAAAGGCGGAACGAATGAGGCGAAGAATTTAGTAACGTGTTGCCATAGGTGCAACAGTGCACGCGGCAACAGGCCGGTGAAAACATTTTGCAAGACGGTAGCCGAGTATCTTAATCACGATGCGGATCCGGATGAGATTCTCAAGCATGTCAGGCGGACAGCTCGCAGGCAGTTACCACGGAAGGAAGCACGCAAGCTGATAAAGCGCAGAGGTTCCGTGGCGAGAGTACTGGCGAGAATGTAAGCGAATAAAAAAATGTAAACCATAAAAAGGAGGCGAGTTATGAGAATTAATTACACATGCAAAAAATGCGGTCAGATAATTCCGAAGAAAGATATTGATGAATTTCAGGATGGATTGAAATGCGGCGGTGATCCTGAATGGGATTGTATTCCTGCATGGTGTGGTGATTGTGCTGAAAAATGTTCGGCTGGCTCGGCAGAGCCGTATGATGAAATACAGGAAAAGAATCCTGTAAAATCATATTTGGCGGACATCAAATACAATGTAGATTTACTTCTGGCAGATAAGGATTTCATGGAAAACTTTGAAGACAGCGAGCATGTTGTTACGGAACTGGAGAAGGCCAGAAAGATACTTTGCAATGTATGGGATTACATTGGTGAGAGAAAATAAAGGAGATCAGAACAATGAAAAAAGCAATAAAGAAAATAAAAGTTAATTCAATGGGTGAGGCGCACAAAATAGCAATGGCGGTTGCTTTTAATTCTGGCAGGACAATCGAGGCCAGAGAAATGTTCGGCTGCTTTTTAATAATAAAAAATTCAGAGACTGTTTTGGCCATAGTTGGGGTTGGTCAAAAAAGTAAAGGAGATGTACAATGAGTAAAATAGAAACCGACAGAAGAGAAATACTGGACGCTATTCATGCATTGGAATACGCAAATGAAAACGATTATGCATTGGATGGCATTACAGACGAAGATGTAAAAAATTTCAGAGCTGTAGGCGGGGCAATATTTGAACTGAGAAAAAATTCTGCTGTTCGGAATTTATGCAGGAGCTTGAATCTCAGCATGGAAGACGTTCTGAACATTGCCATAAGATTTATGTGAGCGATGCAATGACAAACAGGAAAGGTAAAATAAGGAAAGTAAAAATAACCAATCAAAGGCGAGCGAAGTGTTTCTACTGCAAGCGCACGGAACCAAGCTCAAAACGACTTCGAGAATTTGAAGCAATGCCGGACGAAGAATTCGACAGATTTTATTGCGGATGCCGGGATCCTGTTTCTAGACGATAACCTTTTTTCAATCAGAAATAATTTTATAGCCAAGCGAAAGCCGGAACATTGTTTCCGGCTTGTCGGAGTGTGGCGACTCCGGCCTGATGAGCAGCCGAAAAAAAGAGGTGAGCTATGAAAAACAAAAAGGCGAAAAAGAAACTGAATGAGGCGGAACGAGAGTACAGCAAAGTACTTCGGACATATTCCGATACGATGCTGGCCGAAACGATTGAGACGCTTGTGAGAGAGCACAAGAATCTCAGGATGAAAAAGACCATGGCAATTCATGAAGCACAGCGGCGTGGTTTTGCTGGCATTTGCCAGTCAAAAAAATAGGAGGCGAAAATGAAGGGCAAAATTAAAATCGAATCGTTGAAGCGGTTCTTAGCAGTGAAGGTGGACGAGGCAACGTTACAATCGGATGAGTATCGCAAAAAGGGCGAACACAAGGCGGCAGATATAGCGCATGGCCGGACGGATGCTTATGTGTATTTGTTCGATTTGTTTTTAAGAATTGATGATGCTGAGAATCCGGACAGTGATTTGAATCATCGAGTGCAGACAATATCTGCACAGATAAGGAGATTACAAAATGAAAAAGCGAAAGGGATCTAATAAACCGAAGCCGATTAGCAATGAGGACGTCAAACATTGGGCGTAGCCAAATAAAAAAGAGGGTGAATCATGAACATTATTAAAAAGAACAGCGGTCACAAAATAGCAATGGTCAGCCATGCGAGAGCTTGTCAGAATAAAAATAATTATGAAGATGAAAATCTTCCAAAGGACAAGGCTACTCTGGTATTTTTCCTTATGAGAAAATGGCTGGAGATTGGAAATAAAAATGCATGGATCAGAGAGAGTATGGATCCTCCATTCAATGTGGAATCATTTTGCCCGTGTTTGTCCAGAGAAGACCTTCAAGAAAAATTCGAACATGGGAACTGGTGTCTCGGTCAGGCGTTTTATTACCTGAAGGATGGCAAGGGTTATTGCTTTATCAATCAGATCAACGGCGGTGATGAATGGCTGGTTATCAGAAACTGTATTCAGTTTGAAAGTGTGACCATGGCGGCTGTAATACGGGACGGAAAATTTGAGGACTTTCTTGACCGGATCGAAAAGGCTACAGACAGCCAGTTAGCAAGACTGGAATACTAAGGAGAGGACAATGCCAAAGAAACAGAACAAGGAAAAGAAAATTCGGGAACTGGACAAAGAGATAAGAAAGACATTCCGTGAAATTTCGGACATCGGTTACGAGCTTTTCGATCTCTCAGGCGTAACATGGCAGGAGCAGGAGATACTTGAAGAACGGTTTAAGGACCTGCATGTAAAAAAGAACCGGTTAGTCAGAAAGTTCAAGCGTCTTACCGGGGAGGGAAAATACGATGCCTTATAAAATTGAATGGAACGGCGGAGATTATAGCAACGTGGAACACGGAAGGTTTTATTGGGATGGCGAGTGCGGTCCATGCGGAAGGCCATCTGTAAAACGCAAAGGAGGGGTGAATAAAAATATACCGATTGTGGTTGATGCGTTTCTGGATTGCAGAGGGTATTCTCCGCAGTTGATCAGGATGCAGGGGTTATCTTTCATTGCTGGTGAGATTGTAGCGAAAGCATTGCACGACAGAATATCTTTCCTGCGGTGCAGTCATCCGGCAATAGGTTATGGTCCCGGCGGCAAGAAAACATACTTCTTGGTTCATCCCGGATTGATTGATCGTTTTATGACAGTATCCGGCTGGGGTGGTCGTAATGACAAGGAGAAGGGTCGGTCGGATGCCATAGGCGAAGTGGCATTGGCGATGATAGATTTAATTCCTTCGGCGGATGAATGCGAAAAGATGGCAGCCAGCATCAAGGAGAAAGCAAAATAAAGAGAGGTAAGCAATGGCTAAGAAATATTATCAGGTCACTTTGACAGTGACGGTCGAAGAAAATGATCTTATCGAATCAGAACTGGATGTTGAAGGATGGATATGGAATCAGCTTCATGAAGAGAATGAGTATATGGAACTTAATGCTATTAATGCAACAGAACATGTAAACCTTAAAAAGGAGGCGGGCTATGAATGACATAAGAAAGAAACTGATGGACATGGACCGGGAAAAAATTTACAGCGCGATTCTAAAGCACGATTCAGAAAACGAGAATGATTATACTCGGGAGGGAATAACAGACCGAGAGGTGAGGATGTTTCGCATAATAGGAATGCGCGGGATGGATGCCTTGTGGGTTGACGTAAAAGATTTGGCGAAGATGTTGAATCTGTCCGGCGAGACAGTCATGTCTATAGCGGAAGAATATTTTTCAATCTGCGAAAACTGCGGCAAGCGTATTACGGAATATGATATTAAAGTTTATCGGGACGGTGTAAATCATCCGGATGGCATTCCGTCATATTGTGCAGATTGCGCGGAATTAGAATCAGCATAAATAAAACCGTCCACCACCAGCCCCATAAAAAAGGAGAGGCAATATGGATTACAAAACAAGAACAACATTAACAGAAAACAATGAAGGCAAATGGACGGTATCTGTTCAGGCATATGATAAGACCGTCTGGACAGGCGGGTATTATCATTCTTTTGGTGAGGCTTGTGCAGCTGCCGAGCGTGCAATAGGCGACGTTTATCAAATGATTGCAAGGCGCGAAGGAGGAGAAAAAAAATGTTGAACCTTTCAGACAGCATGCTCAAGGAATTGAGAATTCTCAAAAGACATTCGGACGGCAAGATGGCATTCGGCATGAAGATCAAGGATAAGCCTCCGGTGTGCAGAACTGAAATGTTACTTAGCGTAGCTAATGAATTCGTTCAAAAAGGTTATGCAACATTCATGGATATTGATAAATCCAGAGTGAAGATAACCAAGGAGGGAGAAAAGCTCGTAGAAAAATTTTTTAATCGCAAGACATACAAGGCCGATAAGCGGTTTAATTATCTGGCACAGTCCAAGTAATAAAAAGGAGGGTAACAATGAACGGAACAAAAAACGCAGACAGGCCGAAGGAATTCGGACAGGTATGTGTATGGCCGGGAACGGTAGTGAAGACGGCGAGGGCTGAAGGAGACAGCGTAAAAGATTTCGAAGAGCATGTGCGAAAAGAATTTGGCGTGCGGGTAATGTATCTTGAGGAGATTACAACAGCCCCGGACATCGAGAATGGTAAACCTGTTGAAGGCACAGGCGGAAGGAATGATTTGTTTTTCGCTGTACACAATGAGGACGTTGAAAAGTTCGCAGTGCCGAGGCTGTCGGTGGGAATCCGCTGGATAGGCGATGTCCTGTCAAAAGAAAATTATCTGAGTCCAATATATCCGGAGAGGGTATTTGAGTACGTTTTGAGAAAAGATGTGCTTACGAAATACGCGGATGATGATGGCGAAGATGATGATTGTGATTCCTACTTCGAAGACATTGAGCGTCTGGAAGAAATCCGTGAAAGGATGCATGAGCTTCTGGAGGAGGCCGAAGAAATAGTTCGTAATTTCGAAGGCGGCGATATGGCATACCAGAGGGCGAAGAGTTACTGGCTGGCACATATCAAAACGGCATTGGACGATGAGCATGATTATCTTGGCGGTTCAATGGTAACCATGGAGGACACTATTAACGAGATGGAGAAAGTAAACCAGTAAAAACAGAAAGGAGTAACAGAAAGCATGATTTGTGTAATGGCAAAAATCAGGAGAGGTGAGTTCACTGTAGGTGGTCAGAAATTCGAACCTGTCGAAATGAACAGGCTGTTCGATGTGCCCGTAGACAACGTGGCGACAGCAGAAAAGGAGGTAAAAAAACAGATCGAAAAAATAAATAAAACTGGACGGCAGGGAAACTACGAGTATATCGGTCCCTGTAAAATGGCAGACAGCGGTGTTCAGCCCAAAGTCAAAGCCAAGGCTGAGTAACTCAAAACGAAACAGAGAAAGGAGAAGAAACAGATGGCGAAAAAAACAGGAAAAGGATCAAGCAACAAAGCCCCGAGCGCAACAAATCAGGAACCCAAGACAGACCCGAAACCTCCGGCACCGAAGACAAGCGAAGTCGTTTTCGAAAAAAAGGAAACGAAGACTCTGGTGATTGAAGATGACTCCAAGAAACGGGCCATTTTTATCAAGGAGAAAGGCGAGAGAAAATCGTTGGTCATCCTTCGTTTTGCAAAGCAGCTTTATGTCAAAATGTCGGATGAGCAGCGCAAGGAGGTCGCGGAGGCATCCCTGAATGCAGTCATAAGCTCATTCAATAAACAGGGATGGAAGTAACAGCGGTTTAATTACTGCTAGGGCCTACCAGCAATGGTAGGTCCACTGGAGTAATTAAGCTCCCATAAAAGGAGGCGAAAAAAATGGACGCAGGAATAGAGCTTTGTTCTTTATGTGATTATGAGCTTTATAATTTGCTGGATAGTCTCATAGCAAAAAAGCAACGGTACTACGAGATGACAGCATTGGGCAAAGACGAAAAGCTCATGGAGATGCTTCGAGATGTTTATCATCTGGATATCGAAAAAATAGATTTGGATATTCAGCGTGTCGAAGAAGAACTGGACATTCGATTTTCGGAAGAGACCTATTAACAAAAGGAGGCGAAAATGAAAAACAAAATAGCGACTAATCGGCTTCTTGATTCGGTATGGACATTAGAATACCAAGAACTGAACACGGGTGAAATAGAAATCATTTCGTATTCAAGGGATAACCCATACGGATATGATCGGGAAAGAGAAGTGCCAATGGTCAGGCTTGTTGAGGAAGACCCGAACAGGACCGTGAAGGCAGTAAGGTTTGCAGAATACGAACAATTCGGACGTTGCACGAAGTGGGGTGAGTCTATTCCTGTTGCAAATCCAAAGCCAGTTTTTCAGTATCCATATCAGGGTCAGGTACAATGAAAAAAAGAAGACAAAAAAAGCCTACATTCATTGAGAGAAAGATACTGATGAAGTATCTCAATCTTAGGCGAGTAGAATGTAAGGTTAAAGAAATGTCAGCATTGCTGAATGAAAATTATTATGAAGCTGTTATCGCAAATGCAGAACGAAAAATTGTTCATACTATCCAAAGAGAGCTGGCAACCTTTTCGAATGAACATCTGCAATCCATAACGGCACATTACATAGAAAGGGCTAATGAAGAAATAGACGTTTATACAAAAAAGCGACATAGGAAAATCGAGGAAGAAAGAAAGGCGTATTGCAAACAAAAAAGGAGGCGCGATGACGAAGAAACAGGAACCGAAAAGAAAAGCAGCCATGCTGGCAAAGTGTCATGACTGCATGGGACATTATGCTGATGGCATGGTTGACTGCGAGAACGTTGGATGTCCTTTATATTCATGGATGCCTTACAGAGAAAAAGATGCAGACCTTGAATGGATGAAGTACAATCCAAAGCGTAAAGGTAAAGTAGTTAAGGAGAAAAAGAAACTTACTCCAGAGCAGCGTGAAATACTGAGTAAGCGCATGAAAAAGACAAGGAGAAAGTTAAAGAAAGGAAATTAGTTCATGGCACCGAAGAGACAGCCCAAGCGATTCAAAAAAAGAGAGCGCATGAAAAAAGGCATGGAGCTGCGGCGTCTGGCTCAGGATGCGGTAAGTAAGATTGACGAAACGGCACAAGTTCAGTGGGGGTGGGATCAAGGACATATGCTGATAGTAATATTTAAGCGCAGGGATATACTTGATGAAGCAAAAAAACATGCATCAGTCGGATGCAAGCCCGGGCACTACAGCGTACCAATGGCTACAGATTTCATTCATAAGAAAGAAACTGAGGCGAAGGATGAGCTGAAAAAAGCAATCAGGACTGCCATTGGCAAAGATACTCCGGTAGCGATACATGCATATAATCGGGCTTATGAAGATGTGCTCGGCGTTAAACATGTAGGAGGAGGCGATGTCAGGAATATTAAATGATGTTCTGGACAGATGTTATGGATACGGTGGACCACTACTGAGCAGCGACCGTGAGGCAATTCAGGAATACGTCAGGCAGCCAAGCGAGGAAGGATGGAACAGAATAAAGGATGTCGTGGTCAATCCTAATTACGGACTGGGACTGAGTGTTGAAAATGCTCTGGTCGGATGGATGCTAAATCTGGATGCTTCTGTCTTTTCAAGAGAGAACATGCGTCAGCAAATTATCAATCGAAGGATTCAGCCACCCAGCGGATTCAATCTGGTGCAAGCTTTAAAATTCGTAACAGCAAGGTATGAAAAACAGAAAGGCAATCGGGCGTAGCCAGTGATTTTCCTTTCCGGCATACAGCCGATAGAACCAGATAATGCGGACAGGGTTTTAAGATTCGCCTCTTTTTTACCTGTTTGTGGTTCTGTCGGTTGTATGCTGGGAAGGAAAGCGCAATTAAGCAGCGATACTTCAGTGAATGAACAAGGGTTAAGCATACGACATTAAAAAAGAAACCGGCTACAAAATGATACATAAAGAAAGGGGTGATATACCTAAGACAACAGCGACGCGGACTTCTTTAATAAAATTGGATAGATAACTTTTCTATGAGCAAACTTTTTCAAGAAAGATACTAAGTGCTATTAAAAGTATGGAGCCGGTATTGTTGCATGGTTCGGTAATGATTTCATGCGGGTAGGTTCCCTATGAAGAAAAACGGCGTTTTGAAAACGCATGGTTCAGTAATGATTTCAGCCGGATAGGTTTTGTATGGCGACAACATACAAATAGAATGATCTTCTTTCTTTACCGGTACCTAATACTGCAGCATTATTTTTGCATTATGGCTGTACATCATACAGCAATTTTATATAATGCGTAGTACCTTAGTACATAGTAAATCTTACGTTCTATTATTTTGATTGATTGAATATGAAGACGAATTGTCTTTAATCAAATTTATTAAAAGGCAATGTATTGAATCAACAGGTAATTTAATTACCTTAAAAAACTGGAAAAAGAACCAGAGAAAGGAAAGGGTAACATGGACAGAGAGAGAATCGCTTTTAATAATCTGGCGAAGGAACTGAAGACGGCATATCTCGAGCGCGGAGAGCTGGTTGATCAGGTATTGGCATGTCTGGTCAGTGGGAAGCATATCTTCCTGCTGGGCCCTCCCGGTACAGCGAAGTCGAGCCTTTTGAAAGCGGTATGTAATTCAATGGAGGACTCAAGATATTTTTCGTGGCTACTTACGCGGTACACGACTCCGGAGGAACTGTTCGGACCGCCGTCAATCGAAGGCCTAAAGAACGACAGATTCGAAAGAGTAACAAAGGGAAAGCTTCCGGAGGCGGATCTGGCATTCATTGATGAGATATGGAAGGCCAGCAGTTCAATAATAAATACCTTACTCACTATCATGAACGAGCGCGAGTTTTACAACAATGGTGGTGGTAAGCCGATGCAGTGCCCGTTAAAATTCTTGGCGGCTGCATCAAACGAAATGCCGGCGGATGATGAGCTTCAAGCGATGTACGACAGATTTCTGGTGAGGACGGTTGTGCAGCCTGTAGTTTCTGAATCAGCGACAAGAGCTTTGCTTACGCAGGATGATCCTCAGAAAATGATAAAAGAAAAAATCACTGCGAAGATTCTGAAAAAAGCTATGGACACAGCCAGCAAGGTCAATGTGCTGGACGATACTGTGGACACGGTGATTAAGATTCGTAAGACTCTCAAGGCGGACGAAGGCATTGTTGCCAGTGACAGAAGATGGAAAGAAATCTTTTCATTCCTGAAAGCGGTTGCATGGCTGAGCGGAGATGATGAGGTCATCCCGGAACATCTGTCAGCTACTGTGGACTGCTTATGGGAACAGCCGGATCAGCGTAATACAGTTGCAAGCGTTGTAGGCAAGATTTCTTCTCCGGCAGTTGCTGAAGCGCGTGAGCTTCTGGATGCGGCCAAGGACGAAGCCAAGAAGGCACTTGAGGCTGCGAACAATTCGGATGCTGGCAATAATCCCGAGATGCTTTCACAGCTCGGAAAGGCGAACAGTCGTCTGGACAAGAGTGTGAAACAGGTTCAGGCGTTGTATAACAAGACAAAAAGCAAGGCGTCGATGGAAAAGATAAAAGCCATTTCGGAAGAACTTTCAGGACTCTGCAATGAAGTGAAGGAGACGGCGCGGAAGACTCTGAAAATATAAGGAGGGTGCTATGGTGATCGATAAGAAATTTTTCGATGACAATGAAGCGCCGGCAGTCAAGAAAGAAGTCATCAAGGAAAGTGTGCGCGGTCCTGATTTGAAGATGGACATGCCGAGAAATAGCTGGGAGAGAGTGCAGTGGGAAAAGTTCCTGAATGATACGGAAGGCAATGAAGTACCGGATGGACTGGATCCACGAGGGATGAACAAAGAAAAAAACGAACAGATGGTCAGTCCTACGTGGCCGGGCTTTTCCCGGGAATTGTTTTCCCGGCTGTTGAATGCAGATCAGGTTGAATGGAAAAAAGAACCAAGTCCAGAACATGCATGGGCCGATCTTGCACATAAGTCAGCGGACGAAGTGCGGGAATGGGATAATCTTCAGCGGCGATGCTACGATGATGAGACGTGGTCGGCTATGGCGGCATTGAGCATTGCAAGTTCTGTGAAGGAAGTGGTTATCGGCATTGCGACTACTGAAGATTTACAACAGGAACGAGAACAGGCTGCAGGACTTCAGGCTCTTGCTCAGTGGATGCAGAATCAGGCAGACAAAGAACAGGATCCTGCGAGACAGCAACAGCAACAGGAGAAGGCGGACAATCTCAACCAGCAAGTTGAAGACCTTATGAATCAGATTCAGCAAAAGGAACGACAGGCACAACAGCAGGCGAGTCAGGTAGATCCTTCTACGATGAGACAGGCGGTGCGTGCGGGTATTAATCAAGCACAGAATCGAATTGAAGAAACTGAGCGAGCGATGTCCATGCTTGGGGCAGGTAAGGATCCGGGCAAGCTTCAGCGTTCTGGCGGTTCGCAATTGAAGACAGCTCTTGCCAAGAAAATCATGGAGAGCGAAAAGCTTAGACAGATAGCGAAACAGGCTGGACGACTTAGAACCACTGCATTGAGAAAGGCCAGAACAAAATGCAAGACCGGCCGGTCTGAATATTACGGCGTGGAGCTTGGTGATGACATCGGACGGATGTTGCCGAGTGAATTGATCAAGCTTGTTGATCCGGCGCTGGAGAGTCTTTTTTATCGGGGACTTCATGAAAAGTCTTTGTCTCAGTATCGAGTGCGGTCAAGGGAGCGTGAGAATCGCGGACCGATAGTTGTGGCGATTGATACATCCGGATCCATGTACGGAGATAAGGAAGTGTGGTCGAAGGCGGTTGCCTTGGCATTGATTTCCGTAGCGATGGAACAGAAGCGACCGTGGGGTGTAATGTTGTGGGATACTTCACTTCAGGACACGGTTTTATCTGCAGACGGAATGGCACGGCCTGAACAAATGATGGAATGGCTTGAGGCGTTTTCAGGAGGCGGTACACATATGGATGTACCTTTGAGAGAATCCATGCGGATGATTAATGAATGTAAGGAGCTGAGAAAGGCGGACGTGATTCTTATCACGGATGGTTGTGCGAACATTTCAAAAAGTGTTCAGGAAAAATATCTGAAAGCTTCCGAAGAAAACGGATGGTCAACGTTCGGCGTGCAAATCGGTGGCGGATGGGAATCAGGTCTTGAACTGCTGGCAGATATTTGCGGCAAGCAAAATGTACACGAGATAAGCGATATGCTTTCGCGTGAAGATGAGGACAGAATTCTGGAGCGAATAGTTCCGGGCAATTAAAAAAAAGAAAGGGGTAACAAAATGAACATGAGAAATTTATCAGCAAAAGGGAGAGTGGATGCAATCGTAAAGGCGGTAGAATTTGATGGAGCACTACTTGGACATATTGTCTGGTGGACTCTCAGGGAGGCGGAAGTGGATTGCGATGCTCTGAAAAAAGCGATGGAAGATGCTGGCATTGATTCTGAACAGCTCGGCATAAAAGAACCGAGCGCCAAGCGTATTTTAGGCCGTGCAGTAGGGAAGCTTTCGATAGAGCTTTCATCCAAAGAACGAAGGAATGGATCAACGTATCTTTTCAGGCCGGTACCTCTCGAAGACAGGACAGCAGCGTTTGCTATTGTATCCGAGAAGGAAAAGACAACTTCTGAAAAAGTGGAGAAGCTGATTCACAAGACTGTGGATGTCGTATCTGTGGACAAGGAAGGAGAGATATACAGCGAAAAGAATCATGATACGGCAGACAAGCTGATAGAAAAATATAAGCGTCTGAAAGGCAAACTGGCTCCACCGGAAGTCAGAGCCGCTATGATGCAGCTCATGGTCAGTTGGGATTCTTTCCGGCTCAGAGACGGAGGGGGAATATATTTTGTTCCGGCTGGATTCGACAAGGAGCTGGCAGCATTGAAGGTCGCGGTAGAGTCCGTTGGTGCGTCGGTGTTTTATATCGTGCCGGTACCGGATGTGGCGGGAGCAAGAGAAGGTATAGCCAGTGCAGCCAAAGGAAGTCTGGAATCAGAACTTGCAGCTATCCAGCAGGAGATGGAAAAATTTGACGACAGCACCAGAATGAAAACACTGGAAAGCAGAATCGGGACACTTCAGGATGTACTGCGAAAGGCCCAGTTATATAATGATGCGCTTGGCATGGCACAGTCTGACGTTAAGCGCATGGTTAGAAAATTGCAGACAAAAATTGAAGCGATTGTATTGGGCAGAGAAGATGCAGCATAATATTAGCGATAGTAAATAATATGATTGACAGCATAATAATATTTCCTTAATAATGCAGATTGTGAAGAGGCGAGAGAGGAGCATGTCGTATGAGCAATTCTAAAAACATAAGGACGGCAAAGCTGAATCGCAAACAGGCTATCAGCAAACGGAAGGTGAAGCTGAACAAAACACGCCCGGGCATTATTATTGATAAGGACAAGTTATATCAGCGAGTATGTGAGATAGCGGATGAGCGCGGAGTAACACTGGCGGACCTTGCAAGAGATGCTGGTGTTACTCCGGCATGGTTGAATACAGCTTTGACCAGCAAGTCGGGAATGACTCTGGACACTCTGGCAGTGTTTGCTCACATATGCAAAACGAAGCCGGGAAAATTATGCGATGAGTTTGCAGAGATAGTCCCATTAAAGAGAGGAAGGAATGACAAAAAGAAAAAGAGCCAGACAAAGACGGCAGTATCTATCTCAAAGTAGTGCTGGTGATTTCGGTTCCTGTCCGAGAAAATTTTATTACTCTCGGATATTGGGATTGAGCCTTCGTCCTGAACATCAGCCTTTATACTTGGACGAAGGTAAGTTGTGGCATGAGCTTTTGGACAGGAGTATTTACGGTGAAGTGAAAAGACTTTGTCAGGACATGCCGAAGGCTATAAGCATTCAGGATGCTGTAGATGAATGGACGAAGGAACACATCAGACAACTTGAGGAGAGACAAAAGAATCAGCAATTCGATTTCGTTTCGGATTCGGTAACTGTTGAACAGATTGAGGACAAGGCTCGCATGTGGATTGACATTGCCAATAGATACCGGGACAAATATTTGCAAAAGGACATTGAGAATTATCAATTGCTGGGTACGGAAGTTAAATTTCGTTTTCCTTTAAGAGTACCTTGCAACAAGTGCAATGGCGAGACTCTGATGGATGGGCCTTACTGCGGTAAATGTTCCGGTACGGGTCTCGGTCGCAAGTCACCGAAGTGGGATGCAATGGGCATCATAGACCGCATTGTACGCGAGCGAAAAACGAATCGAGTTCTGGTTATCGAAAGCAAGACAACGGGGGATACTCCAGTAGGATATATGACTGGTGCATGGTCCCGGGCACAGTCCCGGCTTTACCTGTTGGGTGCGGAACACTGGTTGAAGGAGCAAGGCGTTGATTCTACAGCGGACGGCATCATATATGATGTAGTCAGAAAGAAAGTTCCTTCGGTTCCGAAGATGACTCAGTGCAGGACTTGTAAGAGTACCGGCGAGATGGATAAGCCTACGTTGGAGCGATATGCAAAGCGCATGAAGAAAAAGAATCCTGCGAAGGCGTTATTTGCGGAGGGACAATTGCAGAGCATGGGAGAATCTGATTCAGCACCTTGTCCGGAATGCGAAGGTACTGGAGTGGGCGGTATAAGTCGTGCGGCGTGTGATACTACGGTAGATGTTTTTCGAGCTACGGTTGAAAAATATCCACATATCAAGGAAGCGGAATATCTGGAAACACTGCTTAAGCTGGAGCAGGTTGGGGATGTGCGATTTATGAACAGAGAGGAGTTTTTTGTCGAGCGCAAAAAACAGTATGAGTGGATGCTGGATGCATATTTCAAAGCGAGAGAAATTGATACCATGCGGTACTGGTATCGAAACGAGTCAGCTTGTGACCGGCCTTTTCCTTGTGCATTTTCAAGACTCTGCATTGATGGCGGCGAAGGTGCCATGGATTACTACTGGACACGAGACGAAAAGGAAGAGCAGGAGCGTGAAGAACAGGAACGGCAGCAAGCTGCCAATGAAGATCCATTTTTATAAAGGAGGGTAACAAATGGGAGTGAATGTTAATGAGCAATGGGACATGCTAAAAGGAGGGGCTGGAGCTGTGAAGGTTACATCAGCCAAGGAGTATGCGTCACAGAACAAAGTTAAGATACTTGTTATTGGCGGGACAGGAACTGGCAAGACTTATTTGTGCGCTACAGCTGCGGAAGGAGACAAGGTGGTTATTGGTCTGGCTGAGCCACAAGGAATGACTACTATCAGAATGGCGAATCCTGAAGCCATTGTATTTCCTATCGGATGGCGAGAGCCGGATCATGAGCTGTATGAAAAACTGGCGAACGGAGAATTAAACAGAGATGTGCTCGGAGCTTATGATCTGGATCAGTTCGCTGGTTTCGTTCAGGAGCATCATGCGGAAATTGATGCTGCGGCGCTGGATGGCATTACCGAGGCGCAGGAAGTAATACAGAATTATTTTCTGTTACTAAGCGGAAAAGGTCATGAGACTCCATCGCTGGACGAGTTTCAGAAAATCACAAAGCGAGTTCATAAATATATCAGGAAACTTCGAGATTTGCCGGTAAACTTTTTATGTACTGCCTTACAGCAGGAAGATGTTTTGTCTGACAGCAACAAGGTAATCAAGCGGATGCTGATAGGCGGTCAGCGATTGCGTGAGCGTATTCCGCAGATGTTTACAGCGGTTGGTATGCTTGGGCGAGTTGAAGGCGAGGAAGAAAGTCAGCATGTAGCGATGTTTTCAGGTCGTAAAGATTGCCAGACGAAACCTTATGGCAAGTTGAGACTTGAACAGCCGCCGGATTTCAAAGAGTGGGTCAAGCTCATTACTGAGTAAACAAATTAGGACGGTGCAGAAGGCACATGTCTGTTTATGTCGTAAACTTTTTAACTAGGAATTTGATTCCTAAGAAAGGACAAGGAGGGTAACATGTCAGAGAAAGGCACATGGAAGCCGGGAGAATCATTTGATCCGACAAAAGAGTATGGCGAAGGTGGAGGAGGTATTCCCGATCCGGATAAATATTTTGCCATGGTAAGCGGTGTCGAGGTTGGAGAAAGCAGCAATCATAATCCTCAGATCGTTGTGAGTCTTCGGCTCATTCAGGGCAGTAAAACAAAGGGACAGTTCAGAGGAACGAGATTCAGAGACTGGCTAGTGCTTACAGAAAATTCAATCTGGCGATTGGAAAATCTGTGCAAGGCTATCGGACTTACTGAAAGTTTCGATCCTACGGATGCCGAAGTTGTTAATGAGCTTTTTTATCAGAAAATTCTGTATGCCAATGTGGGCAAGGACGGTGACAAGACGAGAGTAGTTAAGCCGTTTTTCGAACAGGCCAGCAAGGAGGACCAGAAAAGGTTCAAGCAATTTGAAGTTCCTGAAGACTGGGATGATAGGTCTTTCGAGTTTCCGAGCGAAGAAGAGTCTGAAGAAAGTAGCGAAGCAGATCCGTTTGCGAGCTAATGCTGGATCAGTTTCTCAGCGAGCCTAAAGTAGGCCAGCTGTCGGACGCTGGTTTTAGGTTGTTGTTAGCTATGCTCAATGGCAAAGTAGATGCTAAAGGGCGAGGGCGAGCACATCCTATTTATTGGCGTTCGGCAGCTTGGCCTTTCAGAGAAATTCAAATTGAAGAAGTGCAGTGTGCATTGAAGGAGCTGGTGAGTGCAGGAGAGATTATTCCTTATCAGCGAAACAAGGAATGGTATATTGTAGTTCCAAGAGCTTTGAAGATTCAGTCAGAGACCGAGCAAAAAACGTCCACCACCCCAGCCCCACCGACAGCGGTTTTGAAAAAGGCATTGGATGGTTTTCAGCATTCGGATGCAATCATCAAGGAGCTGGTTGATGATCAAGTATGGAGTGCGGAAAAGCGTGCAAAGCACAGGGGTCAAATAGACCGAAGAGCATATCAGCTCGGACTGGGTCTTGATTGGGAAGGGGATTCTGCAAGTTCAGATTATTATAAACGCGCACCGATGAAAGTGGTGCATCGGTTATATGCAATATGGGTGCAGGTTACAGGAAGACATCCCGGCAAGACCAAGCTTACAAAAAAAAGAGAACGTATGCTTAAAGATCGAGTGAAGGAGTATGGCCCTGAAAGAGTACTGGCAGCAATAAAAGGAGTACGACTGGATCCGTGGAATTCAGGACAGGACCCACGGACAGGTGGAAAGAGATATGATGACTTAACATTAATATGCAGGAACGGAGAAAATATAGAAAGGTTTGCGGATTTATACGAACAGGCACAGCGCGGTGAAATTTTACCGGATGAGATCGAAGATGATAATACGATAGCTAGAAGACTGAGAAAACGGAGACAATTAAATGGCGATTAAGGAAGAGAGTGGCCGAGAGTATGTAGAAAGAAAAGGCTGGCATGTTGCGGGTATTGAGCGAACGTCAGCCGGTGAGCAATTGATATTAAAAATTTGCCCCTTGTGTAAGTCCGAAGCGTCGGGCCGGCACAAGGGGCTTTTTCATATAAACGCAAGCAATGGATTATGGCTTACATATTGCTGCGGACAGAGTGGTAATCTCTGGCAATTAAAAAGGGAGCTGGGCGATCTAAAAATGAGGAGCATTGAGGAAGTTACTTCATGGGGCATGAAGAAAGAAGATTCCAAGATGGCTCAAAATTTTAAGCGAGTAATTGCCAAACGTCGAGAGAAGGGGCCGTTTTCCAAAGTTGATCAAAACGAAGTAAAAAAATGGGCAAGAGACTTATTGGGAAAAAGCGATGAAGCGAAGACTGCCTTGGAATATCTGACTAAAGTAAGATGTTTAAGCAAACAAGTTATCAAAGAATCAAGACTTGGATATACAACACGGTACGCGGCGAATGGTGAAGAAGTCGGTGTTGTATCTATTCCAATTTTTTACCGGGAAGAAATTGTAAATGTGAAATTTAGAGTTTTACCTGAAGACTTGGACAAGGCGGAGGGACAAAGATTTCTCAGGATGCCCGGATGCAGAACTGTTCTGTACGGCATAGATGATGTCAAGCCGAATACCGAGCGAATAATATTATGTGAGGCTGAGATAGATCGGTTATCCATGCTGGATTACGGCTTTGATAAATCAAGCGTGGTTTCTCTGTCAGCTGGTGCGAGCAAGCTGGACGATGATTCATTGGAGTGGATGGTACCTTTTAATGAAATACTTATTCTTATGGACAGCGATGATCCGGGCGAAAAGGCCGCGGATATTATTGCGGACCAGCTAGGACGATACCGATGCAGGAGAGTTCGGCTTCCATTGAAAGATCCCGGAGATTGTTTAAGGGCTGGCATTAGCAGAGAGGATATTCAGCGATGCGTTGAATCGGCTGCGGAATGCTTTACTCATAGAGTACAATCTCCGGGCGATTTGAGAGAAGAGGTTTTGAACTGGATGGATGATCCGGGTCAGGCTAAAGGTAGGACTACCGGATGGACCGAAGTGGACGACTTGATAGGCGGGGTAAGGGATGGGGATTTTGTTATTGTTACCGGCGAGACAGGCGTAGGCAAGACGACGTGGCTTACTGCATTGATGCATAATAGGTCGGTGGATAATGATTCTACATTGATAGCGTCTTTTGAAATGCGGCCAGCGAAAATACTGAGAAAGATGACCAGTATGGAAATTGGCGAGAGTCTTTTTAAGGTTACACCGGATGTGGTTGAGGATGCGCTGGACCGGATAGAAAAGCGTAAGATATATTTTCTGGATGCATACGGTCATTTTTCTGTAGCGGCATTGGAAGACGTTGTGGAGTACGGTGTCAGGAGATTCGGAGTGCAGCGTGTGGTTATAGATAACTTGCAATTCTTTTTAGACGACAGTGAGTTCGGCGGTGATGAGCGCAAGGCCGTAGACAATACTATAATGAGATGTAAGTATCTTACGGACAGATTAAATATTACGATTTATTTGGTAGTGCATCCTAAGACACAGCGAATATTTAGAGGTAAGGTTTTACCGCCAGAGATTCATGATTTGCGCGGAAGTGCTATGATTAAGACGGTTGCGGATTTGGTCTTGAGAGTGGGACGACCTAATGAAAAAGACAAAAAGAAAAATAAGCCGCTGTATGAAAACAACAGAATGAGCGAGTCTTTAATAACTTCATTAAAAATCAGGGAGGATTTTGTAGGCAAACTGGATTCATGTTTGTTGGCATTTAATTGTGATTCTTTAAGATATGGAGATTCTTCATTGTTGCCATTGTCAGAACCAGATGCAGACGAAGATTTAATAGATAACATTCCAGCTGGATGTGAGCTGGATTTTCAAATGTTCTAAAAGGAGGAGAACCATGCCAAAGAAAAAGATGACGAGTAAGAAAAAGACTACAAAAAAACCAGCTACAAAAAAGCCCACGGCTCCAAAGGTGACAGCGAAGGTGACGAAAGACCCGAAAATTTCGGCGGTGATTTGTCCCAGTTGTAATGGAGTGTTGGTTCCGGAGGGACATCAGCGAAAGGCGGTGCGGTTAATCTGTTCACAGTGCGGGACGAAAGTCCCGGTCAATGCGCCCATAGTTAAGGTGGTTGTCAGCAAACAGTGTCTGGCCAAGGCCATGAAGAACCTTACACTGCCATTAGCGATAGCTCCTACCAAGGCCAGAGAAACGAAGTACGACCGGCGATTAGTTGTTACGTGTACGAGCGAGCAGCATAATCAGTTCATGAGAGCTTTTATGGCGTGCAGACAATTAAACGACGTTAAGGACGAAGACCGTTCATGGCTTGGTCAGGTTCTGGAATTAATCTGTGCGGATTTTCTTTCTGGCGTTCCTAGTGATATATTGACCGATGTAGACAAGGTGCTGGGAGAGATGCAGAACAAGGAAGACAAGAGACAGAAAAAGATGAAGTTTGGTGAGGACAATGGTAAAGAAAAAGAAAAGCAAAAGTAAATCTACCGGACCCGGTGTGCCTGTCGAATATATCGACGGATTGCTTAATCGGTGCAAGACATGTGCTCACAGTGCGGATGGACCGTTATGCTTTATTAAAAAAGCGTTGTTGGAATCAAAGAACAAGGATGGTGCATTGGACTGCTGGCCTGAAGCTGTACGATTGAGCAAAGAACTTAAGCCGTATCAGTGCGGCATGTATGTTGTGGTCGATGCAAAGCCCTGTCCTAAGTGCGGACGAAGGATAGCTCAATTTTATGAGGAGGGTACACGTCCCGGTAAAATTGATGTAGTGGATGCTGATAATTGGGCATACATTCTTTATCCGGTGCCAGATGAATATAAGGAAGATACTGTTGAGCTGGTGGTAATGGATATAGACAACGAAAACAGAAAACTTGTTAGCGGTATTTATCTTGGCGGGTCTGTAGATCAGGGACTGGTTGATGAGGCGGGTAAGATGTTTCCGAAAACTAAGTTTAAGATTTTACTCGGCAGACAATCTCATTGGGATACATGTCCTGAATTAGAAAGGAATAAGGTCCATAAGAAAGATGACGGAGACGCCGATAGCGGTACTAGGAGTGGACCCCGACAGTCAGCACTCGGGCTGGGGACTGATCAGGCCGAATGAAGGAATAGAATTCTGCGGTCTGGTCTGGCATGTTCTGGTTCGGAACGGCCCGGCCAAGAAATTGACTGAAGTGGTGAGCGATATAGATGGAATCATCCTTAGCTGCATGGAGATATGCAAAACGAAAGGATGGCGACTTGTGGTGGTTTGCGAGAATCAGTTTTCGGCAAAGAACTGGAAGTCATCTTTTATGATTGTAGAGATACGCAGAACATGGGAAACACTGGCAGCGAGACACGGATTGCAAACGGACAAGATGATGCCTTTGAACTGGAGAAGTTTTGTTTTCCCCGGACAGAACAGGCGGACTACAAAAAAGCGCATATGGAAAAGACTTGCCAAGGAGTTAGTATTAAATGAGCTTTTAGAGAACAAGAAACACATGACCAATGAAGAGAAAGAAAAATTCGAGCGAAGCTTGTTTAGCGATACGGCTGAAGGTTGTTGCATTGGCAAGGCGTGGATGCGATATAATCGCGGTTGCAAAGTGCAGCGAAAATTATGCTAGGAGGAGTCATGCCAAAGATAAGACGATTGAAATATAAAAATTATGCTGGACTGCAAATTAAGGGCACGGTGCCGGTAAAAATATCACCTTATGGAATGCAGGAACATTTAGGTCGGGCAGCTTATCTGACAGAACAGGTTGAATCTAATGGCATGTATGGCTCGGTAATGAATTATGACAACACCGGCATGACTGCTGGGTTGCATCAGGCAATAGCTGTATATCCGAAAGAGCTGGAGGATAAGGATTTTAATGCTGCGGATGATCAAGGACCATTGTGGAAGTTGTTGCGGAGAATTGATCTGGTTCATTCTAATGAATGGACAAAGCTGGCAATAGCTTTTTTCGATGAGTGCAATTGGTACGTAGCGTTGGACGGTTCACTTCGGGATTATACTTCGGGGCGACTTATATCCGGAAAAGAAATCAGAGATGAATTTACCGGATCGAGCAATGGGGTTGTTCCTGTAAGGGGAAAGGGAAGAGAGCGTGCTGAAAGATGGATAGAATTGTTTCATCGTGTAATGATTGATCCGGAAACTTATTCTGTACAGGTCAAGGTAGGACAGGAACATATTACTAAGCGCGCAAGCCGGACAAGACTTTGGATGTCAAACAATTCCAGTTATAAAAAGAAAACTATTCAGGAAGCGGTTTATGGCAATAAGCATATTTCTGCAGTGACCATAATTGAAGATATAGAGCCAGAACTCGAATTAGCCATGTGTATGTTCTGGAGCAATACAGTAAACGCGCCGGGTGCGGCATTAAAAAGGTTATGTCGTGTAATACACTTGAAAGATTCGAAAGGGCCGGTAGCTTTTGCTAAAGCACTTGTCAGAGCTTTAGGCAATACTACCTTCGGACGCTGGGATGATGACATTAAAGGTGGTCGATACCAGCGGACGAGATCAGCGGCAATGCAATCGGGGTTATGGAATGCGGAATTGTTCAGGGGCAAGACTGCTATAATGCCGAAAGATTTGCCGGGATAAATTACACGGAGGTAATTAAAGTAGATGTATAGATATATAGCGATGTTTATTTTGGCGTGTTCGCTTTTGTTCTGTCCATTATGGAGCAAGGCGCAGATATGCGTCGGTGGAGATTGTGTTTCCTATCCGGATTTGGTCAGAACAACCAGAGGGATAATATGGATATTACGCACAGAAGGAGCAAGGCTTTCAGATTACAGATTGAAGTTTGCAGAATCGTTTGCATGGGCAATTGTACCACCGGCGAAAAAGTACGGAGTAGATTTAGATGCGATGGTGGTTACGGCTTATGCCGAGTCATCATTTTATCCGGAGGCAATAGGAAAGAAAGGTGAGTTCGGTTTATACCAAATACATCCGGACAAAGCCAAACGAATGAAGCGATGGATTAGCGTTCGTGAGAATGCTGATTACGGAGCGCGGTTATTGGCGCGAGCTACGAAAAGATGCAGAGAGAAGTTCGGAGACGAAGTAACTTGGGAACATGTGTTCGGTCATTATCGTAGCGGGTACTGCAATCCGGAGTATGGCGAAAAAAAAGCCAGACTGGTACGTAATTTGAAAGCGGCATTAAAGGAGGAGTAGGATGAGTAAATTAAAGGTCGTAATAATAACAGGACGTGGCACAGGCGGCATAAGGCTGACGGAAGAACTGAAGCCTATGGCATTGCATGGTCGAAAATATGACGAGATAAAAAATGAGGCCAAGAAAAAGTTGCTGGATCGCGGATATGAAATTGAGACAATTTCTCAAGATACTGCTGGTAATATTATCGGATATGTATATGACCCGAAAAAATTCGGCAGGGAACAGGACAGGCAACTTTTATCAAAGACGGTGCCTAAGCCAAGGCGTATGCCTGAAAGAATCAGCGGTCGTGCGGTAAGGCGAATGAATAAAAATTAAAAATTGGAAACGCAAAACAGAAACAGAGATAGGAGACATTATGACTTTACCAGATGTAGCCGTTATTGTAGGCGATGGCCTTAAGAATGTCATAAAGCGTCTTGGACATGCTGCGGAAAGAGCTGGTGCCAAGGGCAACAGGGAAAAGGAGAAGGGATTTCTCTTGGCGGTTAAATGGATCAGCGAGGAGATGAATCAAGTTGAGCAATTACTGTCAGAGAAAGACGCGGAGCAGCTGGAGGAGACGTTAAACAAGCCAAACGATCCGGGCATTTTAATTGGCGATACCGGCAGAGAAATTGCTGAAAGACAGATAGAGCGAGAGAAGGCGGCAAGGCGGCGTCCTAGAAAACTTGGACCGCGAGGACTTGGAACTTTGCAGCCCGGAAAAAAATAAAATGTGGTTCAATCCATTATCGGCCCGGCTGGAGATGCAGCGCAGGATGGAAGCTGCTGAAAAACTGATGGACATGCTTGCATCATTGGAGCCTCAGTTACGGGCTAGGGAATCAGGATTTCTTATGAGCATGTTGAAAAACAGGTGCAGTGGTCAGTGGTTTGTTACTATTAAACAGCTTAGATATTTAGCCAGCATTGCACAGAAGTACGTTGAAGATGTTATCTGGATAGGCGGTGATGAAATGGAAATGGCGTTGCCTGATAATACTATTATTTCATTAAAGGAAGAAAGGTTTCTCGAAGATGACTAAGCCGACCGGATGGACAAAATTAATAGGCTCGATGGATGGACCTTATGTGTTCAGCGTACATGATGAGCCGGGTGCTATAATTGAAGCGGGCTCGGTGTTTCCTTTGTTTAGAATATTAGATGCTGGACTGGTCAGTGGAGAATTAAAAATACACACTATCAGGGGTGTAGCGCAGTCCAGAGGCAAACAGAAAAAGAATATAATCATTGCTAGGGTTGTGGTGGTCGATGCCGAGGGCAATGAGATTGAAATATACAGGCAAGCAATGAGTGAACAGCAAGCCGCTGATATGGCACAGGCACAGGACCGTTCTATCGTGCCCGGCATGGCGTGTGTTGTATGCGGAGAACCTGTAAGCAAAGAAAATTGTGAGCATACCAGACACGGGCCAGCACATATAATGTGCGCGGAGGAACTAAACGATGGCGAGCAGTAGACTTGAATTTCAAATTAAGCTTATTGAGCTTGTAGAGGGACTGGATGATACGCATGAAAAGAAAGCTATATTGCTTCACTTGTTTGGAAATCCTAAAGGTGATCCTGTAGTCCTTCCCGGTACGGATGAAAAAGTTCCGCGCGGAATTATGTATGAGGATTTTCAGGTAATGGAAGTTCAGCTTCAGGCAATTGGTGATGTCATAGATGAGCATGTTATAGAGAAGGTGAATGAATTGATAGACGAATACAATCAATTGAGATTGGATTACAATAGTTCCACGGTGCCGACTACGGCATCAGCTGTTGATAAAATAACGTAAGGGTAACAACGAAAGGAGAGAGTACATGCCGATAAGCATTGAAGGACAGGAACTGAGTGAAATATTTATGGAGGTGGCGAAGCTTCTTAATTTGGATCCTATTGAGATGATCAAAAATATCGCCAGCTCAAGAGTGCAGTGTGCCAGAGGGATAAGGGATGAAATAAAAATCAGCGTTGAAGGCACAGAAATACAGACTTTGGAAATGGAAGTGGATGATCTTATGCGTGAAGCCGAAGCTTTGAAGGCTGAAGCCGCAGCAAAGTTGGCTAAGGTGGAAGTGTTACATGAAAAGGCAGAGCGCATGGTTTACGAAAAACTGTTTGAGATACGTCCGGATTTCAGAGACAAGAAAGATGATGTAGATATTTCTTTCAGGAAAGACAATACAGCTTTTCTGGCGAAGTATGATTATAAATCATGTTCAGACTGTCCAGCCAGACACGTATGCCCGAAGTCAGACGATAGGTCTGTTCCGGCGAAGGATGGAAAAAATGTCAGTGTCAATTGAAGACGCAGTGAATACGGCCATTAAAGCGTGCAGTAGTGCTGGCATTACTCCAGACCAGCTAGCTGTTGAGTTATTAAAGCGCGGTGAGGAGATGGGCCGCGGATCCGTTTGGAACCGTGGCCCTGTTCGTTCTGAGGCGTATAGAAAATTTATTACTTCCAGATTCAGCTGTGCTGTTACTGGTTCCAGCAATGTTCAGGCGGCGCATATGAATTGGTTATGGCATTATGAGAAACCGCCTTACGGTCGTGGAATGAAGACGGATGATTTTAGATGTGTTCCGTTAGACTGCGGAATTCATCGTGCGGATGATCAGCTGTCCGGTGGATTCAGTGATCAGAAATTTGAAGTCGCTCTTGCGGCTGTGGATTGTTTAATAGCATGGATAAAGAACAGCCGATAAATATAGAGGAGCTGCTGAACACTGGCAGTGTAAGACGGTCGTTACCTATGACCAGAGCAGCGGTTACCTTCAAGACTATGATTACGCAGTGGGATGTTTACATGACGGTCGGATTTTATGAGGACTGGCGTGTTGGTGAGGTGTTTGTATGCGTAGGTAAAGTAGGTCATACTTTAAGAGAGGCAATAAACTCATGGGCACGAGCTGTGAGTTTATTATTACAGGCAGGAGAGCCGCTGGAAATTGTAATACAGAAGTTTAGCGAAACAAATTTTGAGCCACAAGGATTCACTACGGATGAAGAGATTAATAATGCCAAGTCGATTATAGACTGGGTATCAAAAAAATTAAGGAGATATGCGGACCCACTGAAAAACGATTTGAGATTTAGTAAGATGGAGTACCTTATTCACAAAGGAGAAAGCCAGAGAGCAGGGCAGGGCGGTCCAGCAGGGGAAGGCAGGAATGAAAGCAGGTTCTCGGATGGAGAGCAGGGCAGGGCGGTCCAGCAGGGGAAGGCAGGAATGAAAGCAGGTTCTCGGATGGAGAGCAGGGCAGGGCGGTCCAGCAGGGGAAGGCAGGAATAGAAAGCATGCCGTATTCAAAGAAACCTTGTGCTGTATGTGAGCGCATGATGAGACTACCGAAGGGCGGAATATGTTCAAGGTGTCAGCGCATACTGCATGAGCAAGCGGATGTTGAGTACATAAAAAAAATAAAAAGCAATCGTCCCGGCAATAGTTCTGTTGGTGAGGTTCCCGTAGAAAAATATAATGAGATGTGGGTGGCGTACCAAGAGAGACAGACTATTACTCATGTAGCTAAAAGTGTTGACGGCATAGGAAAGGATGCAGCAAAAAAATATATTGAGAGGGGCGATCCGAAGCGCGGACTTCGGCCACTCCGAGCGCGGTTTATTGAGGTTCAGCAAAGGGCACAGAAAAAAGCTGATTATACTGCGGCGGATGCAAGGCGTGAGAGCTTAATAATTGCCAGACGATATGAACAGCAGATTGGTATGCATTTGAAAGATAGAGAATACATCATTGAGAAAAAAGATAAGGCTACTGGAAAAAAGAAAAAGGAAGTTAGACTTAAAAAGAAAACTGAGTTTCCTAAGACTCTCAGTTCTGAGATAGATAAGACGGCACGGTTGAAGCAATTCTTGCTAGGAGAGGAAGACAGTCGGATAAAAATTGTCGATGAGTTCGACGGCTATACAGATGAGGAGCTGGAACATTACATTAAGACAGGCGAGGAACCTTTGAGATTCAAAACGAAGACCAAGACTGAAGGAGACACAGATTGAGCGAAAAAGAAAATATCAAGCTTCCAGTATCGGAAACACATGTGCGGGGCATTCAGGCGCTTATGGATTTGGCACGAGAAATTGCTGTAGCGATAGATAAAGAAATTTACGGTGCGGAAGAATCAGACGAGGAGAAAATTATTGCATTAACAAAATTAATTTTTAATCATTTATCTCAGTGGGTATTAAAAAGATCGAAGCGCAAGCGTGTAGTCAGAGCATTGATTGCACGACTTCAGAATATGGACAATGCAGAGTATATTGAAAAATGAAATATCCTATAGTGGAAATATTCAAATCGGTTCAAGGCGAAGGAATTATGATGGGTACTCCGGCAGTGTTCATTCGGTTTGCTGGATGCAATATTAAGTGCAAGCGTTGTGATACTGATTATAGCGAGAGGGAAAAACTTACTCTTAAACAAATCATTAAACGTGCAGCTGAATTGAGACAGGACTTCGAATGGCTTGTGCTTACCGGTGGCGAACCTTTTCTGAGTATTGATGAAAAATTACTGGAAGGTCTGGCTAATGAATTCGGACGAAGACTTATTCAGATTGAAACGAACGGATCGGTCAGGCCGAATATCGGCGGACGCTATCAGAAGATGTTGAGCTTCATGAAAAAAAATGTTGAGCATATTACAGTATCTCCAAAGCTGCCATGGGATGCTATTCATCCGTGGTGGGTGTATGCGGCCAAAGAAATAAAAGTAGTGTGGCCTCCACTGGCTACGGACGTGTACAACGGCGAGGCGTTATTAAGTCAATGCTACAGCGTGGCATTGATTCGTAAAATTCCGTTATGGATACAGCCGAGAAATACAGGCAAGAAATTGTCTGCGAAAAATATAGCGAGTGCATTAAAGAAGGTACAGCATTATTCTGCTGCAGCCAGATTGGGCATTCAGGCGCACAAGGCATGGAACATTCAATAGAGAATATTGATTCAAGGTGGCGCGAGCCAGAGCAGCATCTGGTAGATATTCCAGACGAGGAAATAACTTTATCGAGCGATAGACACGAGGCGAAGCGCAGGGCTAAAGCACTGAGAGCGATGCAGTGCAGACAGGCCAGAAAAAATCCTAATGCTTTTATAGAATATGCAATTAGAGACAAACACGGAAATCATATACGACAGGCTTGGTATCATGAAGAATGGCAGGATGCTATTTCCAATCATCAAAGCGTTTTCATTATGGGACCAAGGCGACATGGAAAGACTACTCAGATAGTTGGACGGATTGTATGGGAGCTTGGCAATGATCCTTCATTGAGAATCAAGATAGTCTGTCAAAATGATTCGAAAGCAGCAAAGAGACTTTATGAAGTTCAGCAGCATATAGAATCGAATCCACGGGTAGCGGATGTCTTTCCTAATTTACGGCCAGCTGAAAAAGGCCGTTGGAATAATCATCAGCTTTATGTGCATCATGAGGGTATTCACAGAGAGCCAAGCGTTGAGGCATTCGGCGTTGAGTCGAGTGCATCTGGAGATCAGGCAGATTTGTTGATTGCGGACGACGTTGTGGACAGGCGGAATGCTCTTGGTCAGCCGAAAAAGCGCAAGGTAATTATTCAGGCATGGGAGTCAGACTGGGAAAACCTTTTGAATCCTGACAGCCGGGTTATTTACATATGCACTTTATGGCACCGAGCTGATTTGTCTCATAAGCTCCGAGACTCCGGCAGTTATCACGTATTGGATCATAGCATTAAGGATGAGTTTCATCCTATCTGGCCGGAAGTCTGGAGCTGTGAAGAACTGATTAAGCGTAAAGATAAGATAAGGACGATAGAATTTAATCGTGGATTCAGAAATGTAGTAACGGATGATGATGAAGCATTAATTAAATATGATTCGTTACATTGGTATGAGCCGAAGGAAGTGAAGGTTAAGAATCCTCTTATATTCAGAGGGTATGATTTGGCAATGGGAAAAAATGCAGCAAACAGCATGTTTGCTTGTGTAACTTTGGTTGTGGATCCGGACGAGAAAAGAATCTATGTTCATCATGGCTATGAAGACAGGATTCCATGGTTTCCAGCACAGGTCCGGAGAACCATAAAAGATCATAAAGCTTTGCCAGCGGATTCAATATTAATTGAGTCCGTAAATTATCAGCGGGCGCTGGGTGAGCAGCTGGCGGAATCAGCTCCTGAATTGCTCGGATTGATTCAGGCGGTGTATCCATTAAAAGACAAAGGATTAAGGTTACAATTTATTGCGCCTTTGATAGAGTCTGGTAAGATACTGTTCAGTCAGTCATTGAATCCGCAGCGTAAAGGAGCAGGACTTGTGGTTCCATTGGTTGAGCAAATTACAGATTATCCAGTCACGGAACATGATGACTTAATGGACGCATTTGTTATGGCGGTCATAGGGGCGAAGCCTTATGTTACCGAGATAGATGATGATGATGACTACGAGGAAGACGAGATACCGGTGCGGATTAGGACCATAGGCTGAATATGGTATAATAGTCGGACGGAGGGCACAGATGCCAAGATCAAAAAAAGGTACACAGAACAAGTCGGGATCCATACTTAAGCGAGTGGACGATAATGTCGTAGTGAGGTCTAGAATTATCGGCGATGCCGGGCTGGAGGCATTGAGCAAGGGACTTACCGGCAGACAGGTTGAGTCGCCTTCCGGCAGGACAGATACAGAAAACCGTATGAGTGGCATTTTCATGAAGGCGAGTGCTATAGAGCCAGCTATTGATCCGGCCAAACTTCTGCAGATGGGCGAAGTGTCCAGTACACTGAGAAGTTGTGCAAAAGCATATTCAGTAAATATCGGGGGACGAGGATTAAGAATAGAGCCTTTCGTAGATTTGAAGTCGGAAACCGCAAGAGATCAGATAAAAGCGGCGATGCGATATAGGCGCATATTTGAAGCGATGGAAAACAGTGATTCTGATAAGGTACCAGACAGGGCAGAATTAATGAGCATAAATGTTGAGGATGAGGAAGTTGATACAGAGATAGATGCTTTGAAATTTGAAGCGGACATGCAATATTTCAAGCTGGAGTCTTTCCTTGATGCTGCGGTATCGGGACAGTCAATAAGCACTTTGCTCAGAAAGACCGTTTTAGAAAAGCATATTATCGGGTGGGCTGCTTGGGAAGCGTTGCGAGATACCGAAGGCAGACTGGCTCGTTTTTCATGGTTGCCCGGCTGGACAATCCGTCCTTTGAAAAAAAGCACGCCGGTTCTGGTCAGCGAAATGGAACGAATGGGAAAAGTTTATACTACAGAGCGGGCTGTTTATCGAAATTTCAGAGGGTACGTTCAGGTAACTCCAGATGGCGAGACTATTTATTTCAAAGAATTTCGAGACCCAAGAGTAATGTCAAGACAGACAGGACAATACTTTAAGGATATGGCTGCATTCAAGGCGGCTGTAAAGAACCATGAATTAAAGGATGATGATATTCCGGCGAATGAGTTGAAGTTTTTCAATGTATTCTGGCCGAGAGGTGGGACAGGACTGCCTGAATGGTCAGGAGCTACGGCGGAGGTGCTTGGCATCAGAGAAGCGTCGGAAGTCAATCTCGCATATTTCAATAATAAAGCCATTCCACCCATGGCGATCATGGTTCATGGCGGGAGACTTTCGAAGGACTCAGTTGAAGACTTGAAGAATCAGATTGAAGCACAGATTAAGGGCAAGGGAAATTTTCACAAGATACTGATTCTGGAAGCTCAGACTCCAAAGGGCAAACAGGCCAGCGGTCTTATGGAACCGCCGACAAAGCAGCGGCCAATGATAGAAATGAAGTCTCTTATGGGCGACCAGCTCAAGGATGCTTTGTTTATGGATTACATTAAACTGAGCGAGAACATGATAGGCCGGTCGATGAGAATACCGCCATTAGCCCGTGGCGGTCATGAAGACTTTAATAAGGGAACGGCACTGGCGCAGCTTCGATTTGTTGAAGACCAAGTATTTGCACCGGAGAGGTCTGAATGGGAAGAGTGGTTTAATAATGATGTACTGGAAGGGGCATTGGGAATTACTCTCTGGAAAGTACAAATTGCAGGTACAATTAGTTTCGATCCGGAGACTATGGCAAAAATTATCAAGGAGCTTTCCGAGTCCGGCAGTATTGTGACCAAGGAAGCGCGGCAGGAAGCTGCCAAGATCCTCGGACGCACTCTGGCACCCATTGATGAGCGGTGGACGGATTATCCATTATCAATGGTATTGCAGGGATTGACACCGATTGACAACGAAGAGAGTGAAGATAAGGAAACCGACGGTTCGGAAATCGAAAGACTGGTTGAAGAATACCGTGAGAGATGGGCCGCAGGAGAACAGAAAAGCACTATGCGGATTGGTGATACTCTTATTATATCTTTACCGCAGGAGGACTTTGATAAGCTCGTAGAACCGAGATAGAACCAGAAAGAGGGCCCGATGGATACAGGTGAATTAAAAAAGTCAGGCATTACTTACCAGTTTACAGCACAGAAACCGAAAACAAGACCGGAGAACATTGCTCAGAACATTTGTGATAAAATAAGCGAGATGGGGAGAATGAGTGGAGTCTCACTGTCGGAGATTGGTCAAATATCTTTAAGCATTTCATCGTTTGCACAAAAAAGACCGAGACCTCCACAGCTCTGCATAAAGGAAAGGATTATAGATAATGCCGATAGGAAAGATAAAAGTTATTAATAAGTCCGTGGTGGACTTTCAGGCGTTTATCAATGCACAGATTCAGGCGAAAGCCGGAAAGCGTCCGTCAGGCACAGTGAGCAAGAACCAGAAAGAGAATGAAAAAGAAAGAACCTATCACAAGGGTACACGATAAGGCCAGAGTAGCACTTCATTTATGCGGCCTGTCAGACGCTCCTAAGATTGAAAATTTGCTCAGAGAACTGGCTCGGTTACATCCTAATGCGACACCCATGGAGCTGGTAAATTTTGCTCGTAATGAATCAAATTTGAGCGAGATGATGGGACATGATCCGTGGGGTGATGAATGACGTGGAGGGATTCAGCCGGGGATGTTCCTTTTCCGGATAAAATTAAGCAGTGAAATTGCATGAAATGAACAGAACTTAAGTGCCGGTAATGCAAAGTGAAACCCGTTACAAAACGGGCGTGAAAAAAGCGATGTGGTTTAATGTAGGCAAGCGGGAAAGTTATTATGGGAAAATGGGCTGCGGCTCTCTGGTGGACGGCGAAATATTCAGGGCGCAAGCAATTGAGATTGCTGGAAAAATAAAAAATAAATAAACAAAATAATTGACGCTATACAATAGGATAATGTATGCATTGATCAAAAGGAGGGTGCAATGACATTTGAAGAGAAGGTGGACGCATTGGGACATGAGCTGACTCATGGTGTGGTGGACTTCAGTGATCAGGAATATGACTTCATAAACAACATGGTCGAGCTGGTCGAGTGCTGTCATGAGCCATCAGAAAAACAGGTAAAGTGGATTGAAGACCTGTATGAAAAACGGATCTATCGTGGAGAGAGCGCATGAAGTACGAGCCGCTGGAATATGTCATACATACTGAGCAAGGACCGATGATGGTCAAGGGTTACAAGGTCGGCAAGTATACTGCAATTCGAAATACAGGTCCGAGTACTCAAGGTGAATTCTGGACTAAGGACCATTTACCGACAGGCCGGAAAATTCCTATCGGGATAAATGATGTAAGGGAAACAGCCCGGTTGATATGTCTGGCATTTAAAAAGGAAACAACTGGTCGAGGAGTGTCATTGAATGATCCGGAAAGACGAATGCTGACAAAGCCGGCAGTCAGACGAATCAAGGCATATGGATTATTGATTGACCAGCAAAAGGATGCCGGTCTGGAGCTTGAATCATACGAAAGTTATCTGGAGGGTATAAAATGAGTCAGATAATGATGTTCGATCCGGAGAGCAAATTGAAGAAGGACTTCAAAAAATTCCATCGGAAAAATCCGCATGTGTACGAAAAGCTAAAGCAGCTGGCACTGGACCTGAAGCGTAAAGGTCGGGACAGATATACTATCAATGGATTATTCGAAGTGCTTCGGTGGCATTATGCAATGAGGACAAATAGCGATGATGAGTTCAAGCTGAATAATAATCACCGGGCTTATTATGCCAGAGAGCTTATGAGAAATGTTCCTGAGCTTTATGACTTTTTCGAGACGAGATTTGCAAAAGGAGATTCATGATACGGAATCAGAATGATGCCTTGAAAGTTCTTAGAGCTGGTGGCGAGGTTGATGTGGTTTCAGGTTTTAATATGGGACGATGTTACATAAAGCACAGGAACGGAAGGTTCGAGTATCTGCATGGCAATACATGGAGGGCCCTGAAACGAAGGTATAGATTTGCAGCTCGAAGAACAGGACCGTTCGAGATGCGGTATAGGTTGAAAGAGACCAGTCTAAAAAAATGAGATGTTGCAAAATACCTTCACAGGATCCGGCTATCCTGCATATGACTTATTTTAAGGGATCACGGGAAATGGTTTTGAAGGTTGCTGCGCAGAAAAAGTTTCGAGGATTCAAGCCGGGCAGCTTTATAGATTTTCTATCAACAGGAGAGACAAGAAACATGTGGGTTGTGGATGAGATAGAAGAGGTGAGTGATAGTGTTTTATATTTGTTTTGCATTCGGCCTTTTCAGCTGACAGTAAAAAAAAAAATAACAAAGGAGAAGATTGATGGAAATAAAAGAATGGCAGATAAAAGTGCATGAATTGGCGAAAGAAAAAGGATGGTGGAATGAAAAACGTAATATACCGGAACTGCTTTGTCTGATGCATTCAGAAATATCAGAGGCACTTGAGGCGTATCGAAAAAATGACAATGATAATTTTATGGAGGAGCTTGCCGATTTGGCGATTAGATTATTTGATGCATGTGAGGCTTGGCAGATAGATTTAGATGAAGAAATTGCCAAAAAATATGCAATTAACAAAGCCCGTGAATATCGTCACGGCGGGAAACGGTGCTAATGATCCACTACCTGACGCGGAAGGAGGGGGCGAAGATGAATGAAGAGAAACTGAAAGAAGAATTCACGATTGCGGAAATCGCAGAAAGTATAAATCTCATGCGTAAGCGGTATGAACAAGGGCAGGGCAGGTACGCTGATGCAATGTGCCGACTATCATTGCCGATGAGTGAATATCTATTATCAGAAATCGTTGCTCTGCTAACACAGGAGGAGCAATCATGACTGACAGACCCAATGGGAAAGATGATCCACTGGCAAAGGAGAGTAAACGAGGCCGGGAATTGGCAGAACAGTTAGTCGACCACATGAAAAAGATGGGTGGAGCCGAACGGTGCTGGATACCAGTGGCAGGGTATACCGTAGAGGTTGCAGTATTACCGGCAGACACGCAGGATGTGAGCCATGACTGACAAACCAGCATCAAACAAAGGAGAAAAGCAATGAAGTACATTGAAGTGACAGAGTGTAATGTTACCAAGAACGAAGGCGATGAAACAGCAAGTGGAAACATGATAACGTTTAAGACCAAATTGTACGACGGTGAAAACGAAAAAGATTACATAGGCGAGATTGCTTACAATGAAGACTTAGACGTGGACTATCGTTTGATTGAAGTTCTGGCACATGGTGCATCAGCATTAGCCCGGGCCGACTTATTGGAAGACGGTCATGATATTCTTGCTCAGGTAATTGAGAATGAAATGTACAGGACTATGAGACGGGCGTTGCTTTAGCCGTGCATTAAGACAGTCATGCAATTGCATAAACTAATCCGGAACAGCTATTCATTCCGACAGGCTGAAGTCTCACGAGTAGGTCGGCAGATATTCTGGTTGTATGTAAAACACATTAAAGAAATATGGAGGCGATGTGCGAGTTACAAAATACAAAAAAGGCGAAAAGACAGGAATGCCGGTATCACTGTTCGGCGGTAAGTCAGGCTGGATAAAAGCCGAGATGCCAATGGACGGTATACTGATTCAGCTAAATGCTTTGGAAAAGTCATCTGGCGGGTGCTTTATATCGGATGCACAGTTGGCCGAGCTTGGATATTATACTCAGGACGAAAACAGAAAGGAGAATGAATGCAAAAAGGAATCTTAGGAATAGTGTTTTTCCTGTCCGGATGTTTTTCCATTCCGGGATATGAGAGTGTAAGTCAGGACGAGGACTGTACCTGTCCGGACGAGGAGTGTCCTGATACAGCATCAGGCAATGACGATGAGATAAGCAATAGAGATGCCGGGGTGTATGATTCTGGAAACGATGAGTCACAGGACATTCCTGATAAACCAGATTTGGAATTTGTGACGGTGCCGGGCAATGCCTTTTACATCGGCAATATAAATGAACAGGGGCCTTGGTATCAGGTCGCAGTAAAAACATTTTGGATAATGAAGCATGAGGTTACTGTAGCCGAGTACGGAAAGTGTGTACTGAGCGGGGCATGTACCCGGCCGGTTGATGAGTGTGATTGCATGTGGTCCGACATAGGCAACGATTATCCGGTGAGCTGTGTAAGTTGGAAACAGGCACAGGAATTTTGCAGCTGGGCGTGTGACTTCTGCAGATTGCCAAGTGAATCAGAATGGGAATTTGCGGCGCGAAATGCAGGACAGGGCATACCGTATCCATGGGGGATAGATGCGCCAGATTGTGAGCGTGTAGCGAAAAGCGGATGCGGTCGCGGAATTGCGACTGTCTGCAGTAAGCCAGACGGCAATACCGAGCAAGGTGCGTGCGATATGCTTGGTAATTTATCCGAGTGGGTTGAGGATGACTGGCATGATAATTATTCTGGCATACCTGATAACGGCACGGCATGGATTGATATGGACAATTATTACAAGGTGATCCGTGGTGCAAGTTTTATGGACAACGAGAATGCATTGAGAACGACTTATCGAGAAAAACGAATTCAATATCATAGGGCACCATGGACAGGCTTTAGATGTGCGTATTAGATTACAAAAGTCTTGCAAAGGAAATAAATAATCCTATATATTGCAATCAATGAAACCATAACAACGAAGGAGGGTAATAACCACATGATGAGTGAAGTAGTCAGAGACATAGTTACACAGCGAGATGAGCGTGAGGACTGGATTCATGAGCGCAAGCTTCGAGCTGCCGTAAAAAGAGAACTGAACATTATCAGGAGAGCTGAATATCTCAGGCGCAAGAAGGAGGCGTCTGAATATCTCAGGAAAAATTTTATTCAGATGATGTACTGGCATATGGGATGCAGGAATCATCCGGAAGGACAGGAGCCAAAGACACTGGAAGAACGTTTCGGCGAATACACTGTGGCGATGGGTTATCGCAAAAGCGGGGTCCGTTCTAATGACGGAAAAAGAATGCTGGTCAGCGTATGTTTCGCAATCAGGACGAAAGGCGATTTCTTTTCCCGGCCACAGGCAAGAATGTATATTGCTGACAGATTCAGGAACGAGGATAGAACATGGAATTTTAATGTTTGGGTTCCGGTGCAAATTATTCAGAATGCTGCTTTCGAAGACGAGGAAAAATATATTAAGGCTTATTTTCTGAACACGGTAGTCAGACAGCCGATAGTATGGACCAAGCTATCACGCCAGTTCAGAAAATTTATCAGGGATATATACTTAACAGAAGGAAACGTTACTTGATGCCATTAACGGAAATGGTATGGTGGATGGGCATTCTGATTTATCTGGTTACAATTATTTCTGTAGCTGTTGTTATTCGGTCCATTAAGATTCGAGCCGAGCTGGAAGCGGCGGAACGAAATATCAGTAAGATGACTGAGTTTGTGGAGCAACAGACGCAGTTCGTAAAATCTATGACTGAGCATATGAATGTTCGGATTAAATATATCCAGAGCAGACTGGATGCCGAAGGCAAAGACATAGACATTCCGGATATACACTGACAGATGGAATGGATTAATGCAGCTTATGAACGGGGCGAAATAAGCGTGGATATTTATTCCGGGCAATGGCTTGATGAGTATCAGATTGTAACTACAGAACCACTTTGTACTAGAAAAATAGAATCATATCCTTCAAGAGTAAAGGTGCCTTATTACTTTGTAGATTTGGAAGATATAATTCGAGCGCATAAGAGAAGGAATGTTCCAGTACTGGTTTACAGTTTTAAGACGGATGCAGTACAGATTACGGATGGATTTAGAAAACATGTCTTTTCTATTGCTCGGGATGCGATGTCGCAAGCCATGAGAGATTATTTGGCTTCAGGTGGTTTGGCTTCTATGGATAGATATATTCTGAATAATATGGGCATTAAATATGAAGTGGATGGTTCAGCAACAATGATCCGATTGCCAGCCAGACAATTAATTGTGAGAGAAAAAATAAAGGAGGAATCTGTATGGGAGAAGGGCAAGCGATTAATAATCCAGAAAACAAAATAAAATTGGTGCGGGCTATTATCAAGCGACAGCTTTCGTATATGCAGGACACCTTGCGGCTGGATTTCGACATACTAGGCATGGTGGACGGAAGACATGTTATCAGCACAAAAGACCTTGATTGGAACGGCTCTTGGGAATTGCTGAAGATGTGGAATATGGCTGTCGGTCGTGCATCGGCGGTAGAAATGTCAGGCGTAAAAATACAAAAGGACGAAGAGGGCAAGGTTGGATGCGAGTTCGAGTTGCGGTGCAGCGAAAACGTATTCGGCAGCGTTGGAAATTTTGACAGACAATTATTCAGCGCGAGAAATGAGGACGCTAGAATACTGACCAGCTGGGTGACAGACGAAACGCACGAGAAAGGTTTATGGGATTTCATTATATCTTAGACGGCAAAAAAGCTGTCGAATGTAACGATATGCGCAAGTGGGCAGAATGGATGTAGGAAGTCGACAGGCGCGTGGCGTATGATGAGCTTAATGATGTGCAAGTCAGCACTGTTTTCCTCGGCGTGTCTATTGCTTTATTCGAGACCATGGTATTTGGCAATGGAAGTTATGAGCTGGATAATTACTCACGAAGATATGCAACATGGAACGAAGCTGAAGTCGGTCATAAGGAAGTGGTGGACATGGTTAAGGAGACCATGTTAGAACAGGCATTGATAAAAGGATTATGATGCGAGGTGGAGAAGTGGTATCTCGGCAGGGTCATATCCTGCAGAACCCGGGTTCGAGTCCCGGCCTCGCTACTGAGAAAGTGAATGGGCCTAAAAATGGATTCGACGTATGCAGCGAAACATGAGAGGCGTGTCGTGGGTGCTTGTTACCACGTAAACACAACGAGCAATGAGAACTGCGAACCAGCAGAAAGCTCTGGCTGCATAGACAGTCAGTGTCTTTTCGAGAAGTCCGGTCTGTACTTTCGAAAAAGGCATCATATCACAGGCCACAGCATTCTCCTTGAAAACGTCTGGCTGACGGCCCTGTTTATCGGGACAAAGATAGACTACACACGTAGAATTTTATGCGGAAGGTATGCGGACGCCGGTTCGATTCCGGCTAGGTCCACTGAGTTGGCGATTGTTTAAGGCTTACGGCGAGTAAAATTGCTTTAAGCCACTAAAGAATCAGATGGTATATATTACGTCAAAGCGTCCTGTTGTATCAAATCCATTACAGCGATTTTATTGTCAGCATTGTGAATATGTACAATACAGACCGGGGCACTGCCTTAACTGCGGTAATCCTGTCAGGCCGATTAAAAATTTGATTCATAAGGACCAGCTACGGGACAAGCTCTGGCAGTCTTGGGATCAAGAAAATAATTTGGTCTGGATTGTGGCAATTATAATTTGCGGAATAATATTAGCGGTTGGAACATTCCTGTTTTGATATTGACCAAGCAAACTAAATCCTTTATAAAACATTATTATATTGTAACCAGAACCAGAACAAGCAAGGAGAAGACATGCCGAAAGAATTAATCATTGACGAAACAGACATTAAAGACCTGAAGATGAGCGAGTACGAGATCGCTGTCGGATGGGCTGGCCGTAAGGCAGACGAGCAGCTGGAGATGCGAAAGGTCACTGGTTTTATGGTGTCGGAACATCTTGCAGTGAGAGACATGGAGAATGGCAATGGGTGGGCCATTGATCATCTTCCTACCGGAAGACGATTGAATCATTGGCCATTGCTTACTTTCCAGACCGTGGTGTTGTATGCAAAAGCCATTCATAAATATTTGCATGATCCGGGAACTAAAAACGCGGAGATTGTTTACACCGAGGATGAGCAACTTAGGATGCAGCTTTACATGAAATACCTGATAGTGAATCCTGAAAGTGAGACGACGTGGGACGAATTCAAGGAACGGCCTTTGCCTGAAGGTGTGACCAGAATATCTTTACATGAATTAAATGAAACAGAAACCAAAGTTACCAGCGATTAGTTTTATGGAAGACCTTGGGATAATAAAAGTACTGTTGGCAAGATTGTCACAGCATAGGACTACCAGAATGGTTGTGACTTGCCATTATTGCGGAAATACTTTTGCGATGTATTTCCCAGCTCGTGAATATAAAAAAGACGTGAGACATTATTGGTGCCCGAGTTGTCTTTCTCATCCGGTATGCAGAGAAGGGTCAAGGCTATATCGGGTTGCGAAGGCAGAACAAGTTTGCATGAGCGAGCGAGTTGTTGACTGAGGAGTGAGCCGGTGTTTAGACCGTGGCAAGAAAAGTGGTTAGTGCCTATTTACAAGTTCAACAGGCCGATTCAAATGAGCAACGGTCATGGAAACAGATACTGTTGCATAAGATGCGGTTGTGACTTGTTCTGGATGATGGAAATAAACGCAGAGGTCAATACTGGTTATCTTTCAAAGTCATATGTGACCGTTACAACGAAGTGTTATCAATGCGGTCGGCAGATGGGTTTTTTGTTATATAACTATCATGATAAAAATTCGCAGTTGTTGCCAATTTTTCAAGAACAGAAAATGATACGTGAGCGAATCAATGGATGAGTTTAGTGTTGGTGACATAGTGGGTGTTCTGAACGATGCAGCAGAATTTGTTGCGGATTCCTTGCTCGACATGGCCGAGGTGCTTCCGATAATTTTCAGATCATCATTAGGATCTATTGAGGAGGGAATTAAAGATACTTTGTTTCGTGAAGACAGTGAGCGAATTGAAGTATTAATTACACTGTTCGGCGGTGAAGAAAAATTTATCAAGTTGGTTTGTGCTATGAAGCTTGGACATTTACTTCAGCCGGTAATCAAGGAAAGGATCATTGATGAGTGACTGGCGGGATAGGTGGAAGGACGTGAAGGCCAGACAGAGAATTAAGGTAACCGAGCGCGGTAGTTACAAAGACGAAAGTGCTTTTCGATGCTCATGCGGTCATGATATTTTCTTCGTGCATATTGATTGGAAAAAGGCCAAAGAATTTTTTTCACGGAATGCATTGATAGTGAGTTGTATGCGGTGCCATATGAGAATCAGAATATCGCTGGATATGACTGGTCCTGTTTTGATACCTTTTGCAGCCAGTCAGCAAATAATTAAGGAGAGAGTCATTGGTGATTAAGTCTAATCTGATTTATGATTTGAACAAAAGCACCAGACGTTTTCGTTGTAAGCAATGCGGCAATGATTTATTCAATGAGCATATGCCTTATCAGGGCGAGCATCGAGTTGAGACATTTTATGTGTGTACTGTTTGCCAAGAAAAATATTCAGTAGAGACATTGGCTCGGCTGAACGTACATCATAAGCGCATTGCACAAAAGGAACAGCCTGTAGTGAGAGAAAAAATAAGGAGCAAGGCGCGACATGGCTGAAAAAGCAAGAAAGATATTCGACATGAGTAGGGTGACGCAATCGACTAGATTTTTAATGAGTGCTGGCATAAGTATGAATGAAGCGATTGATGCAGTGGAAAAATTTCGAGCAACAATTACTGAAAGAACGGGTGTCTCTGAAAGGTTTATGGAATTGCGGCGAGAGCTGTTTATGGAGCAGTTGGTTATCAAGGAGCGCATCATTGAGTAAATACATAAATGATTATTCATTGGTTCGAGTCGATTTCAGTCATAGTGCTGCGTTTACTGATACCGCAAGCACTGAAAGTTATACAAGGTCGATGGTATGGTGTCCGGACTGCGGATCGAGAATGCTTAGAAGTCATAGTACAGGCGCATTATATTGTTTCGGTTGCTTCAATATTTTTTTTATGCAGATTTTAATTAAGGAGCGTATCGTTGACGATACCACGGCGTAGAAAACTTTTAGCAAGACGTGGGAAACTGACGTGTTATCAATGCGGCAGTACAGACGTTCATTCTATCAATACAGGAGAACTGGTATGTGATTTTTGCGGTACTCATTATACTAATGAATTCCCGGATGGTGTTCCGGGAACGACTAAGCCCCCTGTGCGATTTCAAGCCATGGTTAAGGAACGGGTGATTGAATGAATTGGGAAGAGGCTCATATTTTAGACACGCAATTTAGCAATGTTGTTTGCAGTGCTTGCAAGAAAAATAGACAGATAGTTCGTATGCATTCTAAAGTTGAATGTAATTTTAAGAATGGAGGGTATGTGCTAGTTATGTGCTGTCCATTATGCGGTCGGACTGTAATTATGGACAGAGAAGAAAATTTGCCAGACGCAAAACGGCTTAGAAATCGGGTTGGCGGAATACTAATAAATGATACAGCATATGTTGGAACACTACCTCGGCAGTTTTGTATAAAGGAAAGAATTCTGTAATGGCCAAACAAAAGAGAGGCATGCGATTTGACAGGCCAAACAGAGAGGCTATGGCGGCGACGGCAAACTGGATTACTGAGGAAGATAGATGGATTTTTCTTTCGCTGGAGTGGGATGAAATAAAGATGCCTTGTCCATTCTGTTTTAATAAGATGTTGCATGATATGATGCAGTATCGAACGGGCTGTAGACATTGTGGTTGTTGGTGGAATGATAGCATGTTGAGGACGTTGAATTATCGCGGATTGGAACAGGCGATTATGCGGGAGAAGGTTCATGGATGAATTAATTGAGCATGAGATAGATCAATTTGTACTGGATAGCCGCTGTGAATGCGGCGGATGCATAATGAGGTATGGCAATGAAGAAGTGATGTGTAACAAATGCAAATCAATATATAGATTATTATTTCACAAAAAGACGGTTAAAGATAAATTTAATCAGCTGGTATTCGAATCTGTAAAGATCATGACTGGCAAAAAGTGTCTACCTGAACAGCTGGTAATTAAGGAACGAACATGCTGATAAAAAACATAAGCGGGAATATTATTAAGGTGAAAAACGTAATGGTTCCACCGGACCGGCAACTGTTCATTACTCCGTCAGAATACAACAAGCTACCAGCTGCAGTAAAAGTACTGTTTATGGTAACCATGACAGATTGCCCGTTTGAAGAACTGGAACAGGCAACGATTAGTGAACGGATTAAAGATGATGATTAAAAATGCAGAATGATAAAATTAAATTGAGCACTAGATGTTGGCTTTGCGGAGGCACAGTACCTTTCTGTCCGGAGAAAGGATGGACGCATTGCAAGGATTGTGGGCGGGAGTATATTATATCGGACAAGACCGGGGTTGCTCCGGTTTATCAGGAGACAATGAGAGAACGAATCAAGAGAAAGGAGAAGAAGGATGACGACGATAACACTGGCAAGAAAATTTCGTTTTGAAGCTGCTCACAGACTGAATAAGCATAAAGGACAGTGCAAGCATCTGCATGGTCATACATACAAAGGGCATGTGGAGATTGAAGGTCCGGTTGGCGAGGACGGTATGGTTCTCGACTTTCAAAACATGAAAGCTTTGTTGAATATGTCGATTGGATTGCTGGATCATTCTCTTATGCTGCATGAGAATGATGAGCTGGTAAACGTCATGGCAGACCATGGTCAGCATGTGGTTACTATGCCTTACGATCCGACGGTTGAAAATCTTTCTAAGCGAATTGGCTTGAGCATTCAGAAATATCTGGATGAAGATGAAACACTGGACGCATGGGTCAAGCGGGTCGTATTATATGAGACTCCTGAATGCTGGGCCATATGGAGGCCGTTGGAATGAAAAGCCGTTTCAAAAAGATACTGGACAAGATGCAGAAGGCTGCTGAATTATCCAGTGACTTGAACAACAGGGATGAGCGCAGGGCCAGACAGATGTCATCTATACCGGCATCAAATGATAAACAGCGATGGCGTTATCCTGACGGACCATGGAAGTATGATCCGACTCCGGTGCCGGGTAAGTTCGGTTGTGAGCGCGGGATGATTCGAAGACATATTAATGAGCGATACATTCTTACTCGGTGCCCGAGATGTGCAGGTATTCAGTTGGTCGGTGGCATTGAAGTTACGGGTGACAATGACCGGCCGACATTATCCGAGTCAATTACTTGCAGTTGCGAAAGATGCCGAACAGAATTTATTATCAAAGAGGGCAGGATGTCTGTCTTGGACAAGGGCGAGGACGAAGAATTGCATTGAATAATTATCTTGATTTGGATCAATTAATTTCTTAATCTACAGACGCAGAACAAGAGGTAGGCATGTCCAGAAAAAAAATCAAAAAGCGAACGTTTAAGCGTCAATGGAAATGGCGCATTAAAATCCTTGAGCCAGACGAATACAGTCCACCAGAAAGAAAATTAAATTACGGTGAGAGAGCTGCGGACTTGGCAATCAAGCTTATCCGTGAATATTGCAAAGCGACCAGAGTGGGTCTTTCGGAGTTGGGCATTAAAGATGATGTGGATGAAGAACAGACGAATAAAGAGCTTTTGGAATTAATGAACAAGGGTGCAATAAAAATTATAGTTAATCCTGCAATGGTGGAGGACATAGATAAGATATGGCCACTGGACACAAAATAGAATGGTGTGATGCAACTTGGAATCCTTTCACCGGTTGTTTGCATGGCTGCAAGTATTGTTATGCGAGAAAATTTTCAAGACGACTGGCTGGTATTTCCGGTACGATATATTACGAGCTTAAAAAAATGGGACTGGATCCTTTTACGCCGGTTGTGGATTTCGATAAATTGAGCAGGATGTGGCAGGTATTAAAGGATGCCAAAAAACCAAAGCGGATATTTCTCGGCTCGATGGCAGATATAGCGGGAGACTGGCAGTGGCGATTTGCTGTAGATGGAGAAATTACGGAACCGGTATGTGCTTCTCATGATGTGCAGGAAATTATCAAGGGAGTATGCGAAG